CCATATCAAATTCAACTTCTTTACAATTTGGAGAAAGTTTACTGTGAATATAATATTCAACATCTCTTCCTGCTAAAAAACTTACGTTTCTGCCATATACTCCAAATGTATAATCTCCTATATCCCCGACAACTGATATTCCCATAGGTGTTACTGCAATATTGAAAGCATACACATTTGTGTTTGATTTGGAACATTTCCATATTTCACAATCATCACCTTTTGCCAATAATGTATATTCATGCTCTTTTAATACTTCTTTTGCATTGCTTATGTATTTTTCTTTACTCATTTTAATTACCCTCATTAAAAATAGACAACTGATCAATAATAGGCATTATTACAACTACAAAACTTCCATTTTTTTCTGATATTTTTATAGGTCTTTCGCGGGATTCAATGCCAACATACCCACCAAGAAAATCACCATCCCCTTTTACATTTATCTTTGGAATAAACTTTGGATTTATCTGTATTTTGTTGAGTGCCAATATCCCATCTATCTGTGAGCTTTGCGTAAAAGGTATCTTCTCTTTCATATCTGTTGGAATAATACTTTTGTAGGGAGGATATTTGAACATATCCATAGACACATCTCTCTTTGATATTGTAATTATCTCTTCATGATCTTTATCAAGACATTTTATTTGCCCACTACTTAATTCAAAATAGAGAGCCTTAGTCTGTTTTAGTGCTAAATCAACTATGCTTTTATGTACGAGAAATGGAGCGGAGTCTTGCTCCACTATTTCTGCATCATAATGTTTAGCAGCACCAAGCACTCTTGTATTTGTTGCCACTATGTACTCACTATCTACATATAGATAATTAAGTTCTAGTTTTGGGCTACGCACATCTATATATGGTGCAACTATTGCTAAGTTTTCTTTTGTTACTATTGTTTTCATCTCAATCCCTTTAGCATCTGTTGTATTTCTTTTTTTGCTATTTTAAGGCTCTCACGATTTTTAATGTTTGCAAGAGCATGACCGTTGATATTTGCTGTGTTGTGTATCTGTTGTAATACTTTTTCAAAAGCACTCATCTAATCTTTCTCCTTGATGATTATTCCATGACCATCTTTTCTCAATATAACCGTTAATAAACATTGTAAGTACCTCACATCAAGAGATAGGTGCTCATGCTTTGTACCGTTTTTATAAGTCGCTTGAAGTGACCACATAATTATTCTCCCATTCTGTGCGTATGCGTATGATGACCGAACATCAGCATCGCTACAGCTTTCTTTTTGTTTTTTGTTTTTTTAATGTTTTCAAACGTTAAGTGCTCAACCCAGTAGTTAAAGAACTTCTTGTTGTAATACTTTGCTGCATCTTCATTATTCATCCTTTGAGGAAGTTTTATCTTGTTGATGGCCTTCTCTGCATCGAGCGTATCAAGATCTTGCAACTGCAGTTTATTTTCATACCAGACTTCGCCGTGGGTTTTCATCGCCGCTTCCTGGTATAAAAATCTCTGATTGTATAGTCCTTTCGTGTAAGATATCTGTCATCTTTTTTCTTACTTAAAAGCCATCGAACTGCAATAGCACTTATGACTATTGCAGCCTCAATCAAAAGTACATCTGCAGTTGACATTTCCATTTTTTAACCTTTTTGTGTTACAATTTCTTTGTTCGTTATTTTGAGACTTTAGAATAACTTTTCGGCGAGATGTTCCAGCATCTCCTCGAACCTTTCAAAACTGCTTTTAATCCGTTGTGCCATCATTTAATCCTTTTAAAATTACCATCTACTTTTACATAGATATTTACATCCGAAAAGTGATAGTTTCCACCGACTCCACCTTTAACTTCACCTTCATGTAGATTTTTAATATTAGGTATCTCAACTGGAAAAGGTATATGTTTTCCTTTATCATCAACATGATAACTTTGTTGTGATCTATATCTTGAATTGTTTTTTATCTTTGCATATAGTTGTGTCAATAGTGACTCCTTTACTTTTAATGACCCACTTGATTTGCACATTGTAAAGAGGTGAAGGGGGTTCTATTATCAAATCTTTGTGCAATATTGCAGTGAGCGTTACCGGTTATTTTATTCATGATCTTTCCTTATGTGCAAATATTCCTACAAAGAACCCTGTAAACCAAATCCCAAGTATCCATATAAATGCTTCTATACTGTCCAGTTGAATCATTACTTATCCCCTTTATGATACGCAACGTGGCGTGTTTATTATAAATCTCTGTGCAACACATACCATGGAGAATCTATGTCGTAGTATCTATGGGTACTGTTATGTGCTGCATTAAGGTTTATGCTTCATTATAAGCGAACTGCCTTTCCCAGCTCTACACGATGCCTTTAAATCGCATAGTTTTTTCACTACTGTTTCTCTTAGCCTGTGTTTTCGGACAGGTTTACATGTAAAGTAACTCAAACAAGGCCACCATTTTTCAGATGGTTTCTTGTTTTGTTGAAAGTATTGTACATTAATTATTTACATTATGTCAAGTAAAATATATAATTTGTAAAAATTTAATGTACATTTCTTATCTAAAAACTAAAAGGTATAGAATTTGCTATAATTACAAAACAGGATAGTAGAATGAACACTAATACAAATGATGCTAAAAATATTACAAAAAGCTTTATTGAATATTTAAATGCAAAAAATGCTGATAAAGTAATAACAACAGAGATATCTATAAATACCTCATTTGGCGTTAAAGTTGCAGATGTTGTTATGTCAAATGGACATCTTGTCGCATATGAAATAAAAAGTGAACTTGACAATACATCAAGACTGTATGAACAGATAGCAGGATACACAGAGGTGTTTGACTATGTCTATGTTGTGTATTGGGGAAGAAAATTTTCTTTAAATACTCTTGATCTTCCAGATCATATAGGTGCTATAGAAGCATATCGAGATAAAAATGATGAAATATCTTTTAAAATTATAAAAAAAGCATATAAGAATTATAAACTTGATGCAAAAAAAGTTGCTGAGATAATGTGGAAAAGTGAACTCAATTATTACCTTCGTAAAAAATCTATAAAAACAAAAACTTCCTATCGTAAAGATAAACTATCTGAACTATTCATACAACACTATTCAAAAAAAGAAGCTAATAGTATCTTGCGAGATATTTTTAAAGGAAGGTATAAAAGAGGTTTTGATTCTTTTCTTGAAGCATCCGAAGATCCATTGAAAAAACTCACAAAAAATAAAGTGGATGTTAACTATATAATTTATAAGCATAATGCTGAAATTCAAAAGAGATGTGCCATAGAAGTGATATGATGAGATATCATTCTATGTTTCCATGTTCCACCGGATCTAAATTTTTCTATATCGTCATTGGCAACATCTTGAATAAACTTACATGTATCACAATGCGATACTGAAAAGTCGCTTACATTAGTTATAACTCTTTGACACAGTTCTTGATACTGATGATAATTTCCTTTTGTATCCGCAGTAAATTTGCACATGCTGCCATCACTGTTTGTATAGTTTAGAAATGGATAGTATAAAAAACCTTGTCCTTCTTCTAGTTCAAGTTTTGATTGTATTTTTGTTGTGAGTGTGTAGTCTGCATATGATAAATTTGCACCAGGAACACTATTGCAAAAATAATTAAATCTTTCAAGATGATGGTTTTTGATGTGATCACACATACCGTCTGTCTTTATTCTATGTTCATTAAAGAAACATTCTCCTATTAAAATCAAGTTATTTTGAAACTTTTCGTTTGTTAGATTTTTTACAATATCTAAACTTGGTTGGGTTGTTAATTTGTCTGTATCTAAAATAATATCACACTCAAGTTCATCATCGTAAAATGCAAATATTTGACTGAGAAGATCTGCATCGCTACTTATATATGTTGCATCAGAAAAGATGCGGATTGCAAAATGTTCAAAGTTTGACTCTATTTTTCTAATGAGTTTAATGTTGTCTCTAAAACTTTTTCTCTGTGTTTCGTGAGAGTAGTCAAAAGATATTACAGGAGTAAACGGTTTATATTTTTTGGACTCAAAGTATTCTCTAAGTTGTATAAAAAAATCATATTTTTTTTGTGCATCATCAAGTTCAAACATACCTACAACATCATTATTCGTGTATTGTGATAGATCTATAAAGCATTCATTGTTTGTTAAATATTCTTGTGTTTTTGTAAAAGTATTGTCGAAAAATTTATCAATATTATCATATTTACACTCTATAAGTTCAATTATAGGCTTTGTTTGTATTGTATGTTTTACTGAACCAAGACCTTTAAGTTCGTTGAGTTTGTTTTTAATTACTGGATGATACATTTGAGGTGTCCTTATGATTTTCATTTAAATGGTAGTAATTGAATGCATTAAATCCTAAAGAGGCAACGAGACCTATCAGAACAAGCCAAAGACGCCAATCTTTATATTTTTTATTTTCTAAATACTCTTTTGTTACCATTTTTGCTTCGAGTTCACTTTTGAATGATTGTAATAAAATTGAATTATTCTCAGATTTTTGAATTAATGTTGCTATATCAACAGAGCTTTGATTGATTTTTTTAGAGTTTGATTTCAGTTCCCATATTTCATGCTTAACATCTTCTATAGTTTGATTTATATGCTGTAGATCTTTCTCTGTAGATATTTTAATTATTTCAAGATCTGTTATTAGTTTGTGAAATTTTTCTTCAAAAATATCGGCTGTTTTATCACTCACACCAATCCTTTTTATGTCCGCCGTGATAAGAAACGGCAAGGTTGTTTTTTATAAGCTCGTTTGAAACAGGTTTTCCATCAACATAAACGTCAGCAATTAATCTAAAATACTTGCCTCTTCTAATATTACGCAGTTCTATCTTGTGTGCGTTTCTCAAAAGTGATACAGTAACTTTTTTTGCATCTCTTGCGAGAATCTTCTCTTTTTCACAATGCGCTTTAATCTCTGGAGTATCTATTCCGTTTATGCGAATTGACATTCTTTTCCCAATAATATCTGGATAATCTTTTATGTCTGCTCTAAATGTATCACCATCATAAATACTTGTGACTTTCAAGACGGTAGCACTTCCAAAAGTCATATCTTTTAGAGATTGTGCATATAGAGCAGATAATAAGAGAAGTGTAAAAATAAGTATTTTCATAATTAACTTTTAATCTTTAATTTACTACCAAAAGTAGGGTGTAACATTGCAAATGGCTTTCCTACAATTTCAAGCTCAAGACCCTCTTTTTTAGGGTTGATTATAGCCGGCGAGTTTCGTGACAACAAGAGTACTTCACCGTTTCCCAAAAACTCAACATCTTTTATCTGGACTGTATTCCCATAGCGAACAAGATAAGTGCCATTTATTTCTACAAATCCTCTTCCGTTTACCATATCTATGAAAACAATGTCATTTTCATAGTAAAGTGGTTCCATTGAGTTTCCTGCTATTTTTATGGCAAGAGTGTTCTCATCAAGTTTTATATGATCTGGTAGTAAGTCTTTTGGATAGTAAAGCTTCTCTGCCCTTTCAACTGCTAAGGCTTCAGCGCCAGCACCCGCATCAATTGTTGGTAGTTCTATATAGGAATCTGTTTCTGTTTGAATTATTGAAATATCTGATGTATTTGCTTGATATAAATCATCAACATTTATTCCAAAAAAATTTGCAATATTTCGAGCATGTTTTGCTGGAATATAACCTTGTGCTTTAAAATTACTAAAATTTTGCCTAGAAATACCTACAGCACTATAAAACTGCCCTTTTTTTACATGTGTTTTATTCAATAGTTTTTCTACTACTTCATAATCAATATTGTTGCTCATCTAATACCCTTGTAAATAAATATTGTACACTATTCAAAATATAAAATCTTTTACAAAATGTAAACTAACTTGACATAAGGTACATTATTGATGTACAATTCAAGCATGAAAGATATAGAATTTGTAAAAAATACATTAAAAGATAACAATATCGCATTTTCAGATTATGCAAAAGCAATTGGCACAACTCGACAAAATGTACAGAATTGGACTTATGGTGACGGAATACCAAAAAAATATTTGCTTAAAACTGCAAAATATTTATCTGAAATATCTTGTCGAGATATTAGTGTTGAAAATTTGTTATCCATACCAAATGATACAAAATCCACATCAGAAAAAACTACTACATCCAAAAAAGAAAAGGTAGCATAATGAGAGATCATATCCACAACAAACGTCCAAAAGATGCAAAACTTTGTACGATGATACGCGCAAGCATTACAAAAAGCAGAAAGTACATCGGTCTCTCTTTTGAAGAGGCTGCTAACGAGCTAGGACTTACAGAGGGAACACTTGCAAACAAGCTAAAACCTGCAAAAGCTGAGAACGATATGACTCTGAGCGAGTTCATACACTTTCTTGAGCTTACAGGCGACTTGTCTGCTCTTGAATATATAGCAGGTCTGTTTGAGATGGTTCTTGTCAAAAAGAGTATAGAAAAAGCAAATGTAGCAGACATAAACCTACTTGTAGATATTTCCAATATGGAAAATGCTGATGTGTTCCGTGTTGTAAAGAAGTCCATGAGTGATGGCGTGATAGATGAAGATGAAAAAGCATCCATACTCAAAGAGATAGAAGAAGCACAACGTGCAAACGCAAGACTTAAAGACCTTGTGTTGCATCTCGCAAGTAAGGAGTAGCTATGGCATCACCGTTTAAACAAGGCTCTCAACCATACAAACTTAACGAGTACTTCAAGCAAGGACTCTCTCTCACGCATGAAGAAGCACATGAAAAGCTTGCTGTAGGCAGATTGGCACAGCGTATGCAGGACCTTAAAAAGAAGTATCTTGAGTATGCAGGGTGGAATCCTATCATGGTGCTCCATGAGAGTAACAAGCGTGGCGGAACACACGCAAGATACTTTTACAAAGGCATGGGTTGTATTCATGAGAGCAATCCTAATGCAAAAGAGTACTGATGCCTGACTATCTTTATAACTTAGCATTTGAAAGGGCCATACTCTCTTCTATCATATTTGAGCCTGCATCATTTGAAGATGTCATAGGTGTGCTGCAAGATACAGACTTTTACCTTCCTTCTCATAGTCATATCTACACGGCCGTAACGACACTTTTTAAAAATGAGATACCAATAGATGAGGAGTTCATCAAAAGAGAGCTCGTAAAGAAAAAACAGTTTGATGAACAGGTAATGCTTGAGATCTTATCTGCAAACCCTATAGCTAACATAAAAGCGTACATAGAAGAGGTCATAGATAAATCAAGGCTAAGACAGCTATTGAGTCTCTCAGGAAGCATACGCAAACATGCTATCGAAGAGTGCGATACAAGTGACGCTATCATATCTCGTGTTGAGAGTGAACTTGAGTCCATCATAAACAGAAATTCTACAGGCATAGAGATTGTAGATATAGACGACATAGAAGACAAAGAGACAGAGTTTGTCCTTAAAGGATGGATGCCAATACCTGTTGGAACGGTGACAATAGTTTCTGCACCTGGTGGAACAGGTAAGAGTTGGTTGGCAAACCAAATGGCACTGAGATATAAAGCTGAAACAAATAAAACTCCCGTCCTTTGGCTCTCAGAAGATCCGCTGCACGACTCTAAATCAAGAGCACAATCAATCAACAAAGATATCTTACATAACGATGGATCTGTGAGAAATATACGCTTCATAGCAGACTCTCCAATGCCACTTATGCAAAACAAAAAGTTTTCATTCTCTGACTTTTACAAGATGCGAAGAGCATTTAAAGCGTATGACTTTATAGCCCTTGACCCATTGCTTGCATTTTATGTTTCAGATGAAAATGATAACTCTCAAGCGAGACAGTTTATGCAACCTTTTATGAACTGGGCAAGAGAAGAGAACAAGTGTATCATCTTCTTACACCACTCGAAAAAAGGGGGAGAAGGTGTTAAGACAAGAGGTGCAGGTGCGTTTGTAGACGCATGTAGAACTGTATATGAGATAGAGAAGATAGACGGTGATGACAATTCAGGAAAAAGAAAACTCATACTATCAAAAGACAATCTAGGAGCCATAAAGCACCTTGAAGCATTTACGATGCAGCGACAGATTACACCGAGTAGAAATGACATACCGATAGTAAGAGAAACAATATACGATTCAGATATGCCTTTTAAAGGTAGTAAAATCGCTTCAAATCCAACACAAACAGAAAACAGCTCTGTTGAAATGCCTTTATTATGAGAATGATGTATAAAACTTACCCAACAGACTATGTCCAGGAACTCAAGTCAAACAAAAAGCGCAAGAAAGCTCGTGCATTTATGGAGTACTGGGATGACATGGAGTTTGGAGATCATAACTCCTATGGCTTTTATGCAAAGAGCTGGGAAGTTTCAAAAAGTACAGCATACGCATGGATAGATGAGTTTATGCAAGAAATAGGGCTTTTTTTGAGTCATTGGGACATCAGAAACAAACAACACTATAAGCATGCAAAAAAATCAACCGAACGCCAACCGAACGAAACGAACGCTAATAAACCCAAAAATATAGGCGTTTTTGATGAAGTTCAAGAACGCCAACCGAACGAAGCTCTTAATCTAAATAATAACAATAATAAAGCAGAAATGCAAAACAAAAAAGAGTTTTGGTGGCAAGACAAAGATTTTAATGATCTCTTTTTTATCTATGGAGCAAATACTAAATACAAGGGTAAAAAAGAAGAAGCATTTGAAGTTTTTAAATATATAGATGTTGATATCAACATTTTAAAGATAGCAGCTATGAGATATCTGCATGATCCAGATACTGAAGGTAAGAGATATAACTTAACTAACTTTTTGAAAAATGAAATGTATGTATCTTATATGCCAAACTATATACATGTAGAGATAGATGCAGGTGTATTTGAAGGTATCTATGATAACAAGACATATGAGTTTAAAAGTGTTGATGGAAAATCATTTGGGAAGATAGAACCTAAGCTGCTTCTTGAACTGTTTGAGAGTGGAAAGCTTAGATATTTAAAAGAGATAAAAAGGGGTTGATGTGGCAAATATGGTTGAGATAGTTGAAAGAATGAAAGATGTACTTGCAGTGAAGTATGAAGATAAGGTTCTTGATAAGAATATTGCGTATGAACTTGGCATTGCACCAGATAACTTGGCGGCAAAGAAGTCACGTAACTTAGTTCCATACGATCACTTAACATCGTTTTGTGTTTCGTACAAAATAAGTACCGATTGGCTATTTTTCGGAATAGGTGCAAAAGAGAGAGATTATGCCAAAAAAAATATGTAACCAAGTGAATTGCAATACTCTCATCCCTATGAGTGAGAGATATTGTCCTAAACATAAGAGAGATGTGACAGCTAAGAAGAATAGTGATTATAATAAGTTCAAGCGAAATAAATCACATCAATCTTTTTATAATTCACACGAGTGGAAGAAAGCAAGAACTATAGCAATGCAAAGAACTGGTGGACTTTGTGAAGATTGTATGGAGTTTGATTTGATTGTTAAAGCTGATGTTGTGGATCATATCATTCCAATATCTAAAGACTTTTCAAAACGATTAGACCAAACAAATCTGCGTCCACTTTGCCATTCTCACCACAACAAAAAAACAGCTCAAGAAAACTCAAATAAGGGAGGGGGTCTATGATTTCTACAGATGCAAAGTCGTCCTTATCGACACCCCTCACAAGTTTTTACAAACTCTATTTTCAATGGGGTGGCTATTTTGCTGTGTTTATGGTGTTTTTTTTAAGTTTTGGAAATAAATTTCTTAACCTTAAACGAGGAGTATAGAATATGGCAAAGGGTATTGACTGGGAATTTATTAGATCTGAATATGAAGAGACAACAAAGTCAATTCGCCTGATGGCTAAAGAAAATGATGTTACTCATGGTGCGATTCAAAGGAGAATCAAGAAAGAGGAGTGGACCAGGAGTGCAGCAGTAGAAGTGATCAGTGATAAAGCTCTTGTAGGTTCTAATCCACTCCTGGATAAAGTCGCCATCAGAAAAACAAAAGAGATCATTGATGCTTTGGGTGATAATTACTCACCACTTGATGAGCCACTTGTAGCTGCTTTTGCTCTGAACTATTCGAAGTGGATTACTACGCAGAAGATCATTAAAGATGAGGGTTCCATAGCAGTCAGCTCAAAAGGGAGCCTTTATATATCTCCGTATGAAAATCTTGCGAAGATGTATGAGAACACTTTTATTAAAATTGCCGGCCAGCTTGGTCTGTCAATCTCTTCACGCAAAAGAATTGGAATTTCTACAAAGTCCGACACGGAGGAGGCTTCATTATTTGATATAACAAAGGAGCTGATGGAGTGTGATGTAGATGTCTGAAACAAAAGAGGATTATCGTATACCATACTATGAAAAAACGTTTGAAAGGCATAGAAACGATTTAATTGCGGTTGAATCTGGTTTTCGTGATGATATTAGATTTAACAAGAAACTTGGACTAGCGTATATTGTTATCATTGAGAAACTTTGTCACTTTGAAGGTGAGCTTGCGGGTGAGCCTATTGTACTAGAAGAGTGGCAAAAAAAAGCCTTAGTTATTTGTTTTGGATGGCAAAAAAAGAGACTCGACAAAGATGGAAAACCTTTACTAAAGGACGGAAAACCACAGTGGATACGCAGGTTTAACACTGCATTTTGGTTTATAGCTCGTAAAAACGGTAAGAGTATTTTAGCTTCTGGTGTTGCTGTTTCTGAGGCAGTGCTTAGTGCTGAGTATGGAAACCAAATCGTTTCTTTTGCAACTAAAAAGGATCAGGCAAAGATTGTATGGAAAGGGTGTGAGAGGATGGTCAGGCTCAATAAAGAGCTCTCAAAAAAGTCTCTTATAGCTTACTCAACTATAGAGATAAAACCAACACAAACGACCATCAAACCGCTTGGGCGTGATTCTCAAACAGAGGATGGACTCAGCATTGGTCTTGGAATAGGGGATGAGATACATGCACATAGTGACCGTGGTATGATAGAAGTTGTAGAGTCGTCTCAAGGCGCAAGGCTCCAGCCTATGATGTTCTACATAACAACAGCAGGATTTAATACTGCATCAGTAGGGTACCAGGAGTATGAGTATGCAAAAGATGTTCTTGATGGAATCATAGAAGATGACAGCTACTTCGCATTTGTCTGTGAGCTAGATAAGGATGATGATCCGTTTGATGAGAGTGTATGGTACAAGGCAAATCCAAACCTTGGTGTTTCAAAAAGCTATGACTATATGCGTAAGATGGCAAAACAGGCAAAAGAGCGTACGGAAACACTCAACAACTTCCTCGTAAAAGATTTAAACAGATGGGTGACAGCTGAAGAGCATTTTATAGTGCTTGATGATTGGAATGCATGTGGCGTTGATAAGTATGATGTAAATGATGCCGTATCTGTATTTCTTGGTGTTGACTTGTCTCGCAGTGATGATTTTACGGCAGTTGCAGTAACGTATATGTTTAAAAATGGAACTTTCTACACTACGCAGCACTATTACATACCAGCTGACAATGTAAGAGAACGTGCACGCGAGCTAAGAGTTCCTTTGGAAAGTTGGATATTGCAAGAGCATATTACTGCAACACCAGGTGCAACGATAGACCTTAAATATATAGCAAAAGATATCATTGAAAAAATAAATGTGCAAAATATAGATGAGGTGTGTTATGATCCTTACAGAGCTGCTACGCTGATATCTGAGATAGAAAAAGCGAGCGGTTTTGAAAACTGTGTTCAAATACGCCAGGGATACTTAACTATAAGTGAACCAACTTTTAACTTCCGTGATTACATAAGAAGTAAAAAGCTACTGCACGATAAAAATCCAGTTACAAGATGGATGGTTTCAAATATGACTGTAATTCCTGATGCTGCAGGAAATGTAAAACCAGACAAAACAAAGCCAAACAGGAAAATAGATGGATGTGCTGCAATTATAAACACACTCGCCCGTGCCATTGCGTATGAACCGCAAGAGGAGAGTGTGTATGAGAGTAGGGGTGTTAGGAGTGTGTGATAGTTGAAAGTGTTACTTTATTTCGCTATAATTCCATAGCAAAAAGAAAGTGTGTTGCAAAAGGTAACTTATTTATTAAATAGTTTACTTAATTGTGGCACTAAGTTTGCTATTTGTAAGAGTATGTTAATATTTTTACAATTCAAAGGAGAGAAAATGTTAAAAAGAGAATGGGGAAATATATAGTCTAACATCTATTGTTAGCTATAAAATTTCTGATTTGTAGGTACATATTTTCGTTTCCATCGTGTTTTTTTATCACATGGTTAATATACACTTCAAAAAGTCTAAATGCATCTCTTATAGGTGAACACATTAGGCTTTTTATCACATCTTCATCTAAAATATCATTGTTTACACCAGCTGCTAAGTATTCATATTCATTTAATAATCCATATATACTGTCTTTAACTGCAAGACCATCTATTTCATCAATAAAGTGAATTATATGTTCATCTTTTTGTTCTCGTGGTAAATTTTTATAATCATCTTTTGAATGTTGCCCATGAAATACAAAACTTCCATCTTCCATAAATATTCCCATTGCATTATGAATCTCAGCTACTGAATATGGTGTTGCTTTGTTCTTTTTTCTCTCTCTGTAGTTTAAAATAGGATTGATAACTTCTATATGCTTTGTGATATTGTCAAGAACTGTATGTGCTTGCGTCATTGCAAGTTGCTTTTTATTCCATTCATTATTTTTTTCAAATTGTTTTCTATTGAGTCTAAATTGATTGGCAGCTATTCCTAAAGATACAACAAGCATAAGGGAACCAAGAGCTTTTATGATGTTTATAATTTTATCATCAAAAGAAAAGAATGAAGCAATAGATAAAATAGCAATCATCACACCAAACAAAATCCATAATATGCTCTGTTCAGCTTTTCCACACCATTTGTCTTTTTTAAAACAACTAAACTTAAACTTCATTATAGATTTGAGTTTTTTAAGTTTCACTCCTACATCTCCTCTTTATTATGATTTTGTTTTTCTTTCTTGGTTTTAGGAGTCTTTTTCTCAAGCAATTGAAACTCTATCTTTGCACCTTTTTCACTTGCTCCTGCATATCTTTGTCTTATTTTGTAGTTTTTATATGTATCATTAGGTGCCAGTATGGATGCAATATCAGCCGGTATATATCCAAGTAAAATTCTTTTTTGAGATTTAAAAAAGAAAAAACTTGTCAAAGTTACATTTCCAACTACCATTATCGCATTTTTATCATGTTCATTGCCTGGTTCTGCTTGTAGTTCTATTTGATGATTTAAACCATTTACAAACGCTAAGCAGTTGTCTATTCTGTAGTTTGTTCCTGCTGTTGTTATGGTATAAGCGATTTTATACCCTTTTGGTATAGATTCATCAAATTTTATATCTTTATATCCCATATTCACATCCATTATATTAATAACATAATTGTACCAAACTTCTTTTTGTTTAGCTGTGTTTTATTATTTTTTTACAACAACATTGCGTATTCGCAAGCTTTTTTAAAATCTTTCTTTTTTTGATGTAGATTTCTTTTATGGAAATTTTTAGATACATCATAGCACTTTACATATTTTTTGCACTTATCATCGGAGCATTTGCTTATGCTGCTGCACTTTCTTTTCCTGCTGTGGCAAACTATGCTTATTCCGTTGCACTTATTGTTCATGCTGTTGTGATGTTTGTTCTTTTTGTGCTTGAGCTTAAAAGCACTCCGACAAAAGAGCAACAAAGTGAGTCTGCATGAGTCTTATTTCACGCATGATGCAAAGAGATGCAGTTTCGACTTTATCAAAACCTACAGAGTGGCTTAGCTCTATGTTTGGAGGATTGTCATCTTCTGGTGTCCATGTAACAGCAGAGAGATCACTCCAACACACATCTGTCTATTCATGCGTAAATATTCTGAGCGAAACGCTCTCAACACTTCCTCTGTTTCTCTACAAAGAGGAGACAAAAAACAAAAAAAACATTAAACAAAAAGCAAAAACACACCCACTTTACACGCTTTTACTTGATGAGCCAAATGAAGACATGACATCAGTCTCTTACATCCAGCTAGTTATGCTGGAACTTACACTCAGAGGGAACCATTATTCGCAGATTGTCCGTAACAAATCCGGAAAAGTAACTGCTATTTATCCACTTAAGAACGAACTTATGCAGATAGTTCGTCTTGAGAGCGGGAAACTTGCATATATTTACAGACATACGACACTTGGTGAAGTTCCTCTTGATGCTAATGAGGTACTTCATTTCAAAGGTATGACACTTGATGGCATTATAGGTATTTCTCCTATTACATACAACAGACATACTATCGGTGCTTCCATCGCTATGGAAGAGTTTGGCTCTACACTTTTTAAAAACGGTGCTACGCCATCGGGTGTCGTAAGTGGTGAGGGTGTAAAGTCTATGAGCGACACCGCATTTGAGCGTTTTAAAAAGAGTTTTAGAGAAGCATACACTGGAATTATGAATGCAGGAAAGCCACTTATACTTGAGGATGGATTCAAATTTACTCCTATTACTATCTCAAATAGAGATGGCCAGTACATAGAGTCCCGTAAGTTCACCAAAGCAGAGATAGCATCTATCTTTAGAGTACCACTTCACATGATAAATGAGCTCGACAAAGCAACTTTCTCAAATATTGAACACCAATCTATCAAGTTTGTAACAGATGCCATTTACCCATGGGCTGTTCGTATAGAAAAAGAACTTAAAAAGAAACTTCTAACAAAAGAGGAGAAGAGAAGCTTTTATATGAAGTTCTCTCTTGCAGCACTCCTACGCGGTGATGTTGGCAGCAGATATGCAGCATATGAGTCCGCCATCACAAAAGGGTGCTGGATGAGCAGAAATGAAGTGCGAGAACTTGAAGATTTGAATCCTATAGACGGACTTGATGAAATGATAGTACCACTAAATTTTGGAAAGGAAGGTGACGCTAATGGCGAAAAAACAACGAAGTAAAGCTGACATTATCGCTCGTATGAATGAAGTAGGCATTACGAATCGCTCATGCGGTCGTATGGTTCGCCGTGTAAGCTCTAATGCTGAACGAAAAAATGAGAGCGTGATTGATGTAGAGAATCGAACTATACCATTTATCTTGGTTAGTAGCGATAACGCAGGAGAGAGATATGACTGGTGGAAAGATGAAGTATATATTGAAGAGCTTGATCCAAATGGTGCTCGTCTTGATGAGCTTAAAACATTTTTTAAAGACCACAATCAAGCAGTCGATACCGCCATAGGCCGCATTGAAAATACTCGTGTAGATGGAAATGAGATTAAGGCAGATGTGGTTTTTGGAACAGATGAAGATGCTTCTAAGGTTTTTACAAAGTACCAGGACAGAATACTTACAGATGTAAGTGTCGGCTACTATGTAAATGACATCGTAGTTACAAGTAAAAAAGATGAACCAGATCATATCTTAGTAACTGATTACACATTGGTAGAGCTTTCTGCTGTGTGGAAAGGTTTTGATAAAGGTGCGACTATGGGTCGCTCAAAAACAGTACAAAAAGAGGCTGTACAACTGCGAAATACAGATGTACTTCGTAGAAAATTCAATTTAAAATTAAAGGAGATCTAATGAACAGATTAGAAAAAATGCGTGCAAAACTTGCACAACTACAAAGTCGTATGACAACGATGTTAAATGAGAATCCTGATGGACTCGATGATACACTCAGTGCTGAGTATGATCAGTTAGAAGCTGACTTTGATGCAATACGTGCAGATATTGAACAAGAAGAGAAGCGTGTTGCAAAACGTCAAGAACGTGAAACTTTTTTAGCTCAAAATCAAAGAGCACCACTTGTAACTGGTGAGAGTTTTGGAGAGAAAAAAGGTGAAGATGGAGATGGTGAAGCTTCGTATCGTTCAGCATTTTGGGCTGCACAGATGAGAAAACCACTCACAGACCAACAAACACGTAGCTTAAATACTGGTACCGGAGATAAAGGCGGTTTTTTAGTTCCTGAGGTATTTGAAACAACAATTATTGAAAAACTTACAGAAAAGTCTTTTATTAGATCACTTGCTACAGTAAGTACATCTTCATCAACTACAAATATACCGGTTGATGGTGATGATGGAGCAAACGGATGGATAGAAGAGGGTGCAGCATATCCAGAGAGTGATCCTACTATTGCTCAAGTTATTATGAAAGCCTACAAAAATGGTCGAATTATCAAAGTTTCAGAAGAAGCTCTACAAGATAGTTTTACAAGCATTGAAGCGTTTATAGCAAATAAATTTGCAAAGTCAACAACAAAAGCAGAAGAGTTGGCATTTGTTACAGGTGATGGAGTTGGTAAACCAAAAGGTTTCTTACTTGACGCAACTCTTGGAAAAACTGCAGCATCAAATAATGCAATTACTGCAGATGAAATTTTAGACCTATGGGGTTCTATTGATGAAGATTATGCAGGTGAAGCAACTTGGATGATGAATAGAAATACAGTTCTTTCATTGATGAAGTTAAAAGATGGTAACGGTGATTATATCATCAACAAAGGTTTGCAAGGTGAGCCAAAAACTCTTCTTGGTCGTCCTATTGTAATTAACAAGCATATGCCAGACATTGGTTCTGCTGCGAAGCCTATCGCATTTGGTGATTTCTCTTACTACTTCATTAAAGACAGAAAAGCTATGGAGATGAAGCGTCTTGATGAGAAGTATGCAGATACAGGTCATGTTGGTTTTAGAATTGATAAGCGTGTAGATGGAAGACTTGTTATTTCAGAAGCTATTAATTATCTACAAATGGCAGTGTAAAAGGCTGAACTATGAGTAAATTAAAACTCAAACTGCTAACTGGTCGAAGTGGACCAGATGGCAGCCATGCACCAGGTGATAAGATTGATTTGCCTGTAAAAGAGGCTATCGCTCTTATTGACTCAAATCAGGCTGAACCTATAAATAAAAAATCATATGATATCGCAAAGAAAAAGTTGCAATCTATTGAAGATGAAGAGCGGGTAAAAGAGGCTGAGGCAAATGCGATTTTAAAAAAAGAGTCTCTCGAACTTGAATTGCGTGAGCTTTATGAAAAAGTTGCATTAAAAGTTGCAGAGATTGAGGGAATCGTCTTAAGTGATGATGAAATCAAAGCTTTTGTAGATGAAAAGATGCAGGGCGAACCACTAAAAAAAGAGGATGCAAAGTAGATGAAGTTCAAACTCATTACACCACCGTCATTAACACCAGTCACACTTGATGAGGCAAAAGCACATCTAAGAGTGCTGCATGATGATGACAACACATACATTACTTATCTTATAGAAGCTGCAACAGAGCAGGCTGAAGAGATAACATCAAGACAGTTTGTTGAAGCTACTTGGGAGTTGTATGTAGATGGGTTTAGTGAGTCTATTGAGTTGGCAAAATCTCCTCTTATTGCGGTTGATAAAATCGAGTATATACCAGATGGGAGTGATACTTTTGTACTTCTCGATGCTTCGCTGTACAGAGTAGATGATATTAGTGAACCGGCTGTTGTTTATAAAAATCGAAATGTAAACTACCCGAGTGTAGCAGATCAAGAGAGCAGTGTAAAAATTACTTTTAGAAGTGGGTATGTCAGTGGTGTTCCTACAGCACTCAAGCAGTGGATGCTTATTCGCATAGCGACTATGTATGAGAACCGCGAAGAGATAGTTATTGGAACAATAACATCATATCTACAAAGTGAGTATAACAACTTTCTTATATCTAAATACAGAGTAGGCAGATTATGAGATCTGGAAACTTGAAGCGTAAAATCACTATTCAAACTTACAACGAAACTCCAAATGAATTTGGTGAAGTTGTCAAAGAGTGGGTTGATTTTACAATAGCTTATGCTTCCATAACTCCACTAAGTGCAAAAGAGTTTTACAAAGCAGGTACACACAACGAAGTGACTCATAAAATTGAGTTACGTTTTATTAGTGGCATAGTGCCAAAAATGCGTGTGATATATGGATCTCGTGAATTTAGCATTGAAAGTGTTTTAAACATTCGCGAAGAAAATAAAACGCTGCAATTGATTTGTACTGAGGTGGTGTAGATGAGTGAAGTTCGCGGTATGGATGAGTTGTTAAAAAACTTAAAAACACTTCCTGAAAAGCTACAAAAAAGAGTTCTGGTTGGTGCTGTTCGTGCCGGTGCCAAACCTATCATAAAAGAGGCAAGAAAACTTGCTCCAAAAGACAGTGGAATGTTAAAAGAGAGTATAGGTGTAACAAAGTTTAAAACGAGAAAAAAAACTCTTGTATGGTTCGTGGTATCACCAAGAGTGAAAAAGTTTAAAATGAAAGCAACCGATACGGATAGCGGAAAAAATGTAGTCTTAACAATGCTTAATGATCCGTGGTATGCTCACTTTGTAGAGTATGGAACTTATGCAAAACTAGATCACCCACTTGTAAAACGTGTAGGTGGGAAACGAGGTAAAAAAAGGAATCAGATTGCAGCTAAAGGTTATGGGATAAAACCACACCCGTTTATGCGACCAGCTTTTGAAAAAGAGGGCGAAAACAGCATAAAGTATGTACGAGAGTACATAGCAAAACGACTTGATAAGGAACTTTCAAGATGATTGAAAAAGATCTGTATGCAGCATTGAAAACTGTATGCCCTAGAGTATATCCTATGTTTATGCCGGATGATGCAGTCTATCCGTCTATTACTTATCAGGTTGTTTTTTCAGGCACAGAGCAAAGTGTGTCAGGAAATGTGTGCGGTAAAAACACACGTTTTCAAGTTGATATATACGCAAAAAGTTACAGCGAGGCCAAGAGCCTTAGAGATGAAGCTATAAGCAAGATAGTTGATCTAAGTGGTGGAGATATTTCTTCACATGATTTGTACGAAGATACGGTTGAACTACATAGACAAATGATTGATTTTAAAATTAAGGAGTAAAAAATGAGTATTCAAACAAAAGGAATAATCCTAAAAGCAAACGATAAGACTGTTGGTTGTTTTCAATCTGTAGGTGATATTGATTTATCAAGAGGGGTTAAAGAGTATGAGTGCTTAAACAATGGAGACATTGAATTAGCAGTTGGAAATATTAGAGCAGGTGACATTCCAATCGGAGTCAAATATGATCCTGCAGATGCAGCAGGTGCAGGTGAGCTTGAAGCATCATTCAAGACAGGTATTGCTATTTCGTTCGACGTAGAACTATCTGACATCGGAACAACAAATGGAACAACTTTCTCATGGACCGGTGCAGTTGTTACAAGCTGGAAAGTAACACCTGAGCAAAACGGTTTTGTACTAGCAACATTCACTGTAAAATTAAATGGTGAGCCAACAATCACAGCGGCGGCATAGTATGAGAATTCAACTTGACTATAAAATAAATATTGATGTTAAAGAGGGGAACAAAACTAAAGAGAAGTTATCAATTTTCTTTAGGGAGTTTTCAAAATCTGAGAAAAAAGAGCATGAGCAATTAAGAAAAAGTTTTGAAAGAATATTCAAAAAAATTAAAAAGCTAAATGTAAAATTTATCTCTTGCAAAAAGAAAATAGAGCTATATGAACTTGACGGAGACTATAAGAAAGCTCTCTTGGAGATAGAAAAATCAGAAAAACTTGGTGCAGACTTAGAAGTTTTAGTGGAAGAGTTGGATGAACTTGGAGGAGAGGACAAAGAAGAGTTTGCGGAGACAGCAGCAAAAGATAGATTTAACTTACTTGTTAGTGGAAAAGACAAAGAGAAGCTAGAACAGTATGCAGAGATAAAAGGTTTTGCAAACTTAATGAAAGATTTGGATCTAGCGAAAGCAGATTTAGAAAAAAAGCAATTTGGCGAATAGCTAAATACATAAGAGATGATGGGGACTTTGACAGTCTTCATCTTTTTGAAAAAGTATTAGCTAATATCGCCATTAACTGCCAATTCGCATATGGTGCGATGGGGAGAGTTGGCTTCTTATATGAGTCGATGAAAGATGAAATAAAGTGGAAAGGGTTAAGCCCTAAACATTACATCAAGATTGTCTCTAAAATAGGATACATCTTATCTATGGAAGAGAAAGAGTATCAAAAAGAGAAAGTAAGCAAAGAGCAAATGAGCGATAGTGCTATAAGCGAAGTGTTTTTAAAAGCGTTTGGAGATGGGAAATGAGTTATAAAGCTGGAACAGTAGTAATAGACATCAAAGCAGATACAGCAAAGCTTGTAGCTGGGATGGACAAAGCTCAAAGAACTGTAACTAAATCTATTGATAATATAAAAACTGCAATAATCTCTATGGCTGCGGCTTATGCTGGGATTGAGAGTGTGAGAGCATTTGGCGGAATGATTAGTGATTCTATTGATGCTGCTGATAATGTTGGAAAACTTGCTCAAAAACTTGGAATGACTACCGAAGAACTTTCAAAACTTCAATACACTGCACAGCTTGCTGACGTATCAAACGGAGAGTTGACAGCCGGTTTAAGTGCATTGATACGAAGACTAAATAATTTTCAACAAGACGGAGGCGGTGCAGCAAAGGATGCATTTGCAGAGCTTGGGATTAGTGCAGAGTATGCGAGAGAGCATTTAACTTCAACCGATGCAGCATTTAAAGAGATAATAAAAAGACTTGAGGAGATGCCAGATGGGTACAAAAAGACGGCAATTGCTCAAGACATTTTTAGTAAAAGTGCCAGCGGACTTCTTAAAATAACAGCAACAGACTTGCAAAGCTTAGGTGACGAGGCTCAAAAGATAGGGTTGTCAATTTCTCAAGGTACTTATGAAATGGCAGCTGCATACCATGATCAAATGGATCAACTCGATGCAAGGCTGAAAGGAATCAAACAGACCGTAGCATTTAGCGTAATAGCGCCTATGGATGCCGCATCAAAGACAGCAGTTGATATGTACGATGAAATGTTCGATACTCCTATTGAACAAATGCAGGAGTTTGAGAGTATTGCAACAAATTCTATTAAAAACGTTGCAAATAGTGTTGGTTTCATAAAAGATGCTTTTACAGGAACAGAGATTGTAATTAATGGGGTAGAAATTGCATTTTTAGAGTTTGTTAAATCAATCCAAGACAGTTCAAACTATATAAATTCATCGTTTCAGTGGTGGGAAGACAAGTTAAATAATGTAACTGGTAAAAAAACAAACTTTTTTAATACCGTCGATACAACTGCAACTATGAAAATTATTGACGACTTGAAAAAAGAGACAGAGTCGTTAATAAAAACAATACACGATGGTAGAGATGTTTCAGATAACTTTTCAAATAACCTTATAATAAATCTAAAAAAAATCAAGAAAGAGGCAGAAAAAACAAGCAAAGCAGTCGGAGGTATTGGCGGAGGCGGCAAAAAATCAAAAAATACTAATGACATCAAAAAAGACAACGCGCAATGGATAAAAGATCTACAGGATTTCTATAATATTGATATTGAAAAAGGTTTAAACGATCAAGGTAAAAAAGTAGAAACAACTTTCCAAAACTGGGGAGACACTTTAAATAGTTCTATATCAAACTCAATAGTTGATGCCCTCCAGAGCGGTGATGTAATGGGAGCGATACAAGGGCTTGGAAGTTCTTTTGGATCATCAGTTCTACAATCATCAACAACTAATCTTGTAGGTAACTTTGGGAGTATGGCATCAAGCGGTACTCTAATGTCGATGGGTGGATTTGGTGGAATGGCAGCAGGGCTTGGAATTGGTGCTTTGTCGGGTTCTTTGTTTGGCGGAAGTTCGTCAAAGCCAAAGGATTATACTTCGATAATAGACAGTGCATCTTTCACAAACGGAATAAATATTGATATTGGAGACTATGACAATAATTTTTCTAAGTTTATTGATGGGCTAGATTCAGCATCAGCAAAACTTGAAGACTTTGGAAATGTTGGTAGTGCTCAAACCGATAAAATGAATACACTTACAAATTTAATAGACAAAGATAGTAACTTAATAAAAGAGTATGAAGCAAGCATTAAAAAATCAGAATATGCACTCGGAGAAGATTATGATAATTTAGATTCACGAAACTTCAGTGACATAAACAACATATACTTTTTAACAAAAGACTCAAATAGATTAAACAAAGAAATTGATAATGCTAAATCAGAGTTAAGCAGTATCTTATCTTCAAGTTTAGCGGACTCTTTAAATTTCGACAACATGTCAGCACAAGATGCTAGTAATCTTATTGGTGATTTTGATATTTCATCTTATAACAATGTTTTGGAGCAAATAAACGAACTTGCAATTAAGGCAAAACAGCAAGGAGGGGAGTTAAGTGATGAAGATAATACAACACTACTTGATCTATACACGTCTTCTTTATACACAACAGGTCAAGATTACGCAGATGCAATAAGCATAATAGATGATGCACTTAATACTTCCAAAGACAATATTAAATTATGGGAAGACAGCTTTAAATCTCAAGATGAATTGGCTCAAGATATGGCTAATAATTTAGGTGTAACACTCGCAACGACTAATGATGGTCTAAACTCTCTTTTTGATACTTTAAAAGGTGGTGTCGATGGGCTAAATGATGCAGAGAGTGATTTGCTCATGGCAAATAAAGCGTTAATAGATGCAAATAATCAAGCGATAACAGATGCATTTCTTGGCTCTTACAGCCCTCTCACATTGTCACAGAAAACAGACTACGCAAATAGCATTGCAAGCGGAGCAATACCATCAAATTTAAGCGACAGCGAAAGCTATTATCTTGCATTACAAACTACTATGAATAGTGCAGTAAGTGAGGACGAAGCGACACGAGCATTTAACAGATACATCGCAGACATAAGCACTGTTGAGCCAGACAGCACAAGGACAGATATAGTGAATGAATTACGCTCAAATAGAGAAACATTAAATGATATCGCAAATAGATTAGACAGGTTGGAAGCATGATATTTAATATACCGGTAGGATTTGAGTTTATAAGTACTGACGTTCCTTATCAAGTGGCAGAGTATGATGAAAATATCACATACGCAGATGGTGACGAGGCAAGAATAGATGATGATATTTATCAAGTGTTCAACTATGAAGAAAATGTACCGTTTCCAGACTTTCAAGATTATAGATATTACCATACAGGAAGCAAGGTTAACTTAAACGGGATAGGGTACAGAAAATCAATGTCAATTAATGATAGAGGATGCTGGGGAACTCTTGACGCTGCTACTGTAGTAGGGGATTATGATGCTATAAATTTTGAGTTTTGGGATGGAAAAACTTTCGGAGTCGGGTTCAATGTTGGAAGTAACAATGCTCCTTGTGAAAGTGATGTTACATACACTTTTATTGACGATGGAGACGTAGATAATTATAAAAATGTTCGAATAACAAAAACATTAAATTCAGATGGAACGGTATCAGAAGTAGGAACAATAAAATTATACAATGAAATAACACCTGATAAAGATGGTGGATATGTAATCATAGGCGGAAAAGTTTCAAAAGTATTTGGAGTGACTGCGGATGATGTTCAAGATAAACTGCTGAAAGATGGAACATGGATTAAATTAGAAAATAATTATGAAACAGTAAATAAGCACAATCTTCTCGAGCTTAGAAAATCAATTAAAAAAGCTCCATTTGATACTAAACAGTTTACAAGAGTTGAAGTTAACGGACCTCAAAAATGGATAATTAAACCAAATGGAAGTTACAACAGTATTGCTATCGGTGGAGTAAGCGGTAATTATCTATATGTTGAGTTTGCAGAAAATGAAAATCCATTAGCATCAGAGGTGTTACAAAGCAATACAATATCATTAAAAGAAAATCGTATCGCTTCTACACAACTTAGAAAAGATGGCACAGAGATATTTTTAGACTATCCTGAACCAACAACTCAGATTATATATAGCAATGAAAACGCTCCATATATTATTATAACAGTAACGCCAATCGCACAAGACTATTCAGTTGTTGGATATGTTGAGAAATCAAGTATCGGAACTATAGTGCCATGTTTAGTAATTGAAGCAGGGGCGACTAAACAAATATTCAAGCATAGAATTATAAATTATGGAAAAAGTGAGGTAAACAAAACCACTGGATACATTGAATATATTAAAGGAAATAGAGCTTTAAGATTCTCTGGAAGCTTTTATTCAATCCTAACAAAGTATGACAAGGCAATACTTTTGGATAAAAAATTCAATGATGATCTTATTGTAGTAGATGGAAGCGACAATATCAATAATGATGAATCAGATAGCAAAAACATATTTTCATCAACAAAAATTATCGGAAGACTTCGAGATCTTGGAAGAGAAACTAAAGAGACAGATGGCATTCTTGACAATACTTTACCGGTTCCATTTGAATTTGAGGAGGTAGTGTAATGTTTGACAGCACAGAGGTATTTCCTGCACAGCTTGCAACCGTTATTGCAGAGGGCTTTAGTTCCAACTTCAAAAAAGGCATAGCGTGTCTTAACAATAGAGTTGTAGCAAATAATAACAACTCTGTGAGTCTCACTTTTTTATTTAAAGAAAAAGAGCAAAGCGCAGGCTTCTTGGGATGGTATGTAAACAATTTAGAGTATGGTACAAAAGAGTTTTTAATTGATGTACCTATGTTTGGTATATATAAAACATGGCGCTGTGTATTTACTTCTGATCTTGCTGAGAATGTCATCTCTACAGAGGTAAGAAAAATTACTATGAAAGCTCGTATTCTTGATGATATAACTCTGGTTAGAAATGTTTATAGTCCACTTTTATCAATGCCGCTCATTAACTCACTAAAGATGATAAAAGGAAGTGGTGCAGCAACATTTACAAGAGCATCTACAGCAACGTATATGGAGAATGGTGTGCTTAAATATGCAGCAGTTGATGAGCCACGCTTTGAAGAAGATGGGATACTTATTGAGACAAGTAGTACGAATTTACAATTATATAGCTCAAAGATTACAACAGCAGACTATCTTGCAGGAAATGATGGAGTTTTAATTGAAGACTATAAATCTATTGATGGAAACTTAAACGCTGCACTTCTTAAATCATCAGTAGATGGGGATACTTATTTTTATGCTTATAGAAGCAATACTTTAAGTGTCAGCGATGTTTACACAACTAGCGTTTTTGTCAATATAGGAAATATGACGCAAGGCTCAAAAGTTTATATACGAACACACTCTAATATAACCAATACTACAAACTCATCTTATGTGGGGGTATTCAGTGACGGAACTGAGTATATCTCTGATACAGATGGAATTTTGCTTAATCATAATATTGAACATATTATTGACGATTGGTATAGATTACAACTAACTACTACTGTTGGTGATGTAAACGGAGATGGTAGTGATGTAACAAGTAACTACTATAGTATAGTCACCGTATCTGATGGAACAACTTTAGGTGATGGCGTTGTGTTCTGTTTTCCTCAAATAGAGAAGTTACCATTTGCGACAAGCTTTATACCTACAGGTTCAATAACAGCAACGAGAGAACTTGAGTACCTCAATATACCAAGACCGTCAGATTTAAACTTAGAGAGAGATGGAGAAGTTGCAATATCTTTTGAATATGAGTCACTCGGAGTTACTGACGATAACCAGTGGATAATAGGTTTATACACTAGTGTTACTGATAAGATTGGATGCCATATAAGTCCTAACTCTGCAATAGGTGCAGACTTAGGCTCTGATGGAAATTCTTACTACACTAGAGCAGGATATACATCTAATTATCCTAAAGGTAAATTTACCATGGTAGCCAGTGCTGAAGATAAAGTTTTAAAAGCATACTTAAATGGCGATTTGCAAGCAACTACAATATTACAAGGAAATAGCTTAACTGATACTCAAAATAGTGCTTATGATTATATTAGAATTGGTAACTACAAACAAAGCACAACAGATAAAACAACACAGTTTTCTGGGCATTTAAAAAATCTTAAAATATTTCATACTCTCACAGATAAAGAGGCAAAACTACTATGAGTTTAATATTAAATACGCTCCAAGACCTTTCAAGTGCTATTGCACAAATTGGTGGCGCTGGCTCAAATATAAACGCTGCAATGCTTGAAAATTTAAAAAGCTCTGCATTTGCTCGTGCTTTTGGTGACGCTACCAAGCGGTTTAAAGTTGCTAATCCTGTTAGTGATAATGATGCTGTAAATCTTCAATCACTTAAAGAGATTGGTATTGATCAAAAATATTATGATGAGACAGCAAATAGATCAGTGAATATAACTTATAAAAACACTACAAAGAAACCAATTCTTATATTACTTACAAATAAAAATACATCAAATTATTATTTTTTAATAGATGGAGATAATGTAAGTAAATTTTCTTCTAGCGGAAATTTATTAAATAGTAGTTACATAATTCCTCCAGATAGTACATATATGCTTAGTGGTGGAACAATAGAATTATGGATTGAACTTAAATAGGAGGGATGATGAGATATTTTAAAAATAATGACAATGATATATCAGCTTATGATGATGACGTAGTAATAGATATTGATGAAACTATCACAGAGATTACAGAGGCAGAAGCTAAAGCGATAGCCAATCCTCCTGCTACAGATGTAGAGATATTCGCACATAATGTAGCAGTAAAAACAGATGATATTACAACAGCATTTAATGCTGCAGCTGAAGCAATATCAAACGCACTCCCACACGAGATGGCATCTTGGAGGAAGCAGGAGGATGAAGCAAGAGCATATTTAGCAGACAACTCAGTACCAACACCCGCTTTAAGTGCTCTGGTCGTAGCGAGAGATAAAGGAGAAACGGTGTTTGAACTGGCAACTAAAGTAGTAGTTAATGCAGATACTTATGCAAGTGTATATTTTCCACTTTTAGGAAAATTCCAAAACAAAATGAGCGAAATTACTTTAACAAAAACAACAGCAGATCTGACTGCAATTAAATTTTAAGGAGAGAAGAGATGAGAGAAATTGACGTAACAACAAAACAGTTGTCTGTAGAGATGATACCAAGCGAGGAAGTGCAGATAACGAGCTGTAATGCAATTCAGAACTGCTCAAATACTTATGTGCTGTATAGCTTCGAGCCATTTAGTGCTACAAACTTAGGAGCTACTCTTGCACTTGGAGGATTGTTAACTATGCCGATTGGAGAAGCAACTATTTATCTCAAAGCAAGTAGCCAGCCGACACATATTGAAGCGTTTGGAGTTGCGTTATGAGTAAAAATTTAGATTTTACACGAAATTCAAAAGAGTTAAGAGATACAATGAAATGGAATAAAGTTGTATATACAAGAGAACAACTAAAAACAGCTAAAGGTACTATTGGAGATATTATATTCCAAAAAGATATTGACCTGAAGTATGAATGGGTAGAGCCACAACTTACTGATAATGGTGGCACTATTATTAATACTAATGGAGATACAATAGGGAGTTGGAAAGCAATTTTTAGTGGTAATGTAAATCCTATTTGGTTTGGCGTTAAGAGCGGAGAAAGTGCATATTCAACAGCTAATAGTATAGCTTTTGATAAAGTTAGAACTTATTGTAAAAATAATTCATTAAAGGCAGTATTGCCAGATGGAAATTATTATATATCCGAAACTCTTGTTCTGGATTATGATTTTAGTGGAACATCTAGAAAAAATACTGTAATAATACAAAATTTTCCTAATTTAAAATATGGTGATGGGGAAATGTACGCTACCTATGACGACATGATTTCCAGTGAATTAGAAACAAGATTGTATTATCATTATAGTGATACAACAAAAAATATCTTTGAATATGTTTTTCCAAAAACAGCTGTTGTGCAATTAATTTCTCATGAGTATTTAGAAGTATCAAATTTTTCAGTAAAAGGTGGAAATGACGCAATTTACAATGACGATACATTAACTAGAGTAATACCAGTAACATGTGTTAGTACATTTAATTTTAATTTAGATAATAAAGAAATGATACACCATTTTAATAGATCTAAACTTTCTAATATCAGAGCATATAATGGCTATGTCTTATATGCTTTAACTGGGTGGATATCTATATTTGATAGTTTATTTGGAACAGGAGGATACATTGGTGCGTATATGTACGAATTTAATAATAATAGTATTGATATAAAAATGGAAAATGTTAAACTACCTTTAGACATACATGAAGCTGATGTTTTATTTTTTAATACTGTTTCTGCCGAAGGTTATATATCTATGTTACCTTCACAAATGAGTAGATGTAAAAATATAGAAATAAACGGAATTTATGTAGAATCAAATGGTACTAATAACCCTCTTTTTGAAATAGGCGTGAGAGAGGCGGTAAACCCACCATGGAATGATTACAATAAATGTTTTAATATAAATATTTTAAATTGTTTACCCGGTACAGTTACGGGTGATACACTAGCACCAGTTTTAAAAATAGATAGTGCCAATGGTATTACACTGACTGGGTTGCAAATACAACTAGATAGACCTAATGTAAGTACCACTAATTTAAGCATGAATGTTAATCACAATGGATTTGTAACTACAAGTAATAATATAATAAAAACTATTGATAATAATATAAAACCTTTAAATTTATCGCCAAATCCTGTTTTTAAATATAATTTATCTGGATATTATTTTGCAGATAGAGATAGCACACATACAATAATCGAAAGTGGCGTAGAAATTACTAGCCCTAGATGTGGTAAAGTAATAAAAGTTGTAGCAGATGGGAATGGTTTATCTGGTATAAGTTTATATCTTAAATATTTAGATTTTCCTAAATATTTAAAAGCTGGTGATCAAGTTAGCATTGGTGTCTGGGTATATGTACCGTATACAAATGATACTAAAGACTACACACCATTTCTTTCATCAAGAATACAAGATTTAGATAGTAATGGTAGTGATGGTGTTGGCAAATCTATTGTTGGTAAACCTGTATATATAACATCTACACATATTGTCCCAGAAAATTTGTCGCATGTAATAGCTACATTGTATATGAATACATCAGGTACAATGCCTGCCGGCACAGTAATGTATCTAATGTCATTTGACGTTTTTTGTGGGAGTAACGTTATTGCTGCTGGTAATAATAATTTTAATCCAGATTTTTCACCAATAGCTACTGACACTGGTAGTTATTTAAAATATAAAACGACTGGTGTGTATTACAATAATATAGAAGCAGGTGCTAGGATAGATAACCCTGATTATGGTTCCGTGGATGGTGCTAGTCCAGAGTTAGTATGTAATAACTTTGGAGATAGTTTTAATTATTTTATTCCTATTGGGATACCCCCTGTGCTACCAACAATAAATCAAGGAGCGGGTACTTGGTGGCTGAACAATGGTGTATTAACTCAAGGGAGTGATTAAAAATGCCGCATAACAATTTTAATGACATAAGTGTTACAGCTACGATGGTGGCTGTAATATCTGCACTCTGGGGTGCAATTTTAAACTTTGCAAAAAGAGATACTTCTGAAAAAACTGCATTTAGAAAAATACTTATTTTTATATCTGATTTAATGATCAGTAATGGTTTTACGATGCTAACTTATTTGGGCTTTGTTGGATATGGAGTAAATGATTTACTATCAGTGTCTATCGCAGGATTTATGGGATACTTGGGAATAAGGTCATCTCACCTTATTGAGTTAGTAATCGCTGAAAAAGTTGGTGCTAAAAAAACATTTGATTATATTAAAGAAGAGGGGTATGAATAATGTGGAGTCAAATAGCTAGTATTTTTACAGGCGGTGCAACAACGGCAATCAGCGATATAGCGAAAGAGTGGATACAGACCGACAAAGAGAGTGCTGAGGCTAAAGCAATAATGGTTAAAACACTTGACCCTAACGGGAAAATGCGGAGAGACTTGTCACAATTCGCTTCAAGAATGTATGGGCTATATTTGATTATCACTTTAATACTTCTTGTTATGATTTATTTTAAGATAGGTGATGTTGAGGCTGGGAAACTTGTTGCTGATAAAATAACTGATCTGTTTACCCCAATAACAACATCATGGGGGTTGATTGTTTCAGCTTCATTTGGTGTTAATTTTGCTAATGTAAAAAAGGGAGTTTAAGTGAGAAGTAAATATTTCAAAGTACACGAATTAGTACCTAAGAAAATGTACGAAAAGTATGGTAAAAAATCTTGGAGATATGTCGATACAAGATTGATTGAAAGCATCGACAAATTAAAAGAGATTTTTAATCTAGGTACTATGACGATAAATAATTATGTTTGGGGTGGTAGCAGGGAGTGGAGCGGTATTAGAACACCTGAAAGCCCATATTACAGCTACGGTTCGCAACATAGCTATGCAAATGCGATTGATGCTGTATTTAGTGACTATTCAGCCGAAGAAGTGCGAAACTACATTATAAACAATCAACACGAATTTACACACATTAAAGGCATGGAACTAGGCGTTGATTGGTTACACATTGATTTGAGAAACGAAGATGAGCTAACACTTTTTACAGTATAACTATCTATGTATTTTTTGGCATCTTCTATTGTCAAAACGTAATTTCGTCTAAGTTTACATCAATCTCAGGCACTTGATTATGGGATGGTCTCTCTTGCTTCGGTTGGTTTGATTGCCCGTTGTTTTGTTGTTGTGGCGGTGGCGTTGGTTGCCCTTGTGCATTTTAATATTCATAAGTCGGCTGCGGTCTTTGCTGCTGTTGTTGATAGCTTTGTGCTTGCCCTTGAGAAGTAGCATTGTAGCCACCACCTTGATTGTTATCACCTTTTGAGTCTAGCATTTGCATTGTCTCTACAATAACAGAGTGTTTTGATCTTTTTTGTCCATTTTGGTCAACCCATTGTTCAAAATTTAATCTTCCCTCAACAAGGATCTTACTTCCTTTTCTAAGGTATTGGTTTGCAACTTCGGCACTTCTTCCAAAAAAAGTAATATCAACGAAACATACTTCCTCTTTTTTCTCACCATTGCTGGTAAATTTACGGCTTGTAGCAATTGCACTTTTTGCAATGCCCGTTCCGCTTTGAGAGTATTTTAACTCTACGTCCCTCGTCATATTCCCTACTAAAATTATTTTATTAAACATAAGTTACATCCTTTTTATTTTCAATTCCATCTATCCACGAAAGCAAAACTATACCTGCTTCCATCAACTCTTTAGAGTGTTTTACCATCTCACCGTTAAAACCGCCTAGATATTCCATATCAACTGCAACGTCTTGCATATAATAAACTAACTTATTCATCTTTTCAATAAGCAAATCTTTGCTGTTTTCTCGCTCACTATTTCCTATTAATCTTAAACATTCGTTTTTCATCTTATAATTCCTCTCTATTTGGGAACGGTGGCACAACTACGCCTTTATTCCCTAGTGCTAATGAAATAACATCTATAATCTTTTCAAACTCATTTTTGTTTAGTTTCGTTGTCGAGTTTTTATTATACAATGATTTCACAACTGCTTTGAAAATATTCTCCTTGACAGTTTCCATCGTCCACGTGGTATCAGCCTTGATAACTTGAGATACATATAATCCGTGATGATTTAATGTGTTTGCGATTTGCCCACACCATAGATGCAGGGATTTATTTTGTTGCATAGAACGAATATCAATGTTTTTAATATCAACTTCATAAATAGCTCCATCACTCATCTTTTTGAGTTTTTCAACATCTTCGTCAGAGAATGGAATTAATATTCCACGCTCTTTTTTAAATGCTATTTTCATCTATCTTTTTTCTTAATTTGTTTATTTTTAAAGTTGGCTCTTTATGTACAACTTCAAGTCTAGCACCATCAACATTAACACCATCTTCAATAGCATTTTTAATTGCTGTCTTATCAAGAACCGTTTTAAAATAACCTGCATTGACTAAAGCCTCTTCATTCTCTACAATAAGCTCAATTTTTGGCTTAGAATTTAGAATAGAGACACTTGATACTGCCATACCGCTTAACTTACTTACTCCAACATCACTTAACCATTTTGAAGAACCTATCTTGATAGTTTCAATCTGTTTTTGAACATCTGCTTTTAATGCCTTAATATTTGCCTCAGCCTCCTTAATGTTATCAATCTTTGCTTCAAGATTTGCAGCTGAAAACGCAATGTAGTCAGCTACAGCCTCAGGTGATTTTTCTTTTAACTTCCAATCTAAAATTGCGCCTACATTTTCAATATTTGCGGTCTCTAAAGAAGTTTGCTTTGTATTTAGTCCTTTTTCCATTATTTAGCCTTTTTGATTTTCTTTTGGAGAGAATCAACTGCTTGTTGGAAATAAGCTTGAGGAAACTCTTTTAGTGTTGTTGCATTGTAGTATGCCAAAAACTCAATTAAGTCGGCTTTAGAAGCATCTACTAGCGAATTAAGCATATTGAACTGCTTGTCTGTGATTGTATTTTTCAATTCCTGATTTATATCATCACCTGTTTGTAACATAAGTATTTTCAAGAGAGCATTTTTAACTGCGTATGTCAAACATTTGTTTGCTGCTTTATCACTATTATCTTCTGCATGAGCTTCACTTCTTATAACAATTTCAGAGCCATCATCAACGTCTATAAATTTAACATCATAAACAGCTTCCATTCTTATTTTTTTAGTTCCGCTTTTTGCTGCACCATCAACAGAGATTCCTTTTTCTATTTGATAAGGAACTACAATTACACCCTCATCTACAAAATGCTCTCTCACTACGCTCAACACTTTATCATGTGTTACTATTGAAAAAGTGTTATTTCCAAAGCCAAGTCTGCCATCTTTTGCTACAAACTCAACTTTTTTCATTATGTTATTTATCTTTTTATATATCCCGTTACTCATATCTTTTCTCCCTAGAATGGAATAATAATCCACCCGTTTTTTAAATCTCCAATTACTTTTTTAATATCCTTAACTTCATCAAGCATCGGCATTAAATCGTAACACTCACCACCTTTCCAAACAGTCGCAAATTCTGCTTTTTTATAATCATAATCTGCTAGTTCAAAAAGCTCTTTTAAAAGTTCCTTTTTCATCGCATTAACTTTATCATTCGCAGATCAAGTTTCATTGACTTGCACTTTTTAATGTTGTTTTTGCATTCTTGTATTAACTTTTTCATAATGCACTCCTTAAACAAATTGCAATACCACCCGCTCTCATAATCTTCTTCATAAGCGTTTTAGCTTGTTTTGCATTATCGAAATAGGTGCTGATCCATTTACCTTGATGTAGTTCTCTTGTTACCCACATTTCTAATTCTCCTTATACTTTGATATATCTATGATTTTTAATACATTTTAAAGTTCTATCTAAATTTTTAAAATTTTTAAAATCAAAAGATGCTTTTTTTGAAAGTCTTGATATTTTACTTTGATTTACTTTTGTAATAAATGATAATCCAGAAAACGTGCAAATTTTACTTTCTTTCATTTTAACAATTATTGATTCTTTATCATACGCTTCAAGAGTTAAATTTAAAATATTACTATCAATATATTGTATAAAATCATCTACACTTTTAACAAGATGTTTTGTTACAAATTTATGCAACACTATAAATCTTCTATACTTTTCATTATTATCGATACCGAATAAAGAGAGCCTATAATTATAATCAAGAGTTAGATTAATTTCTTTGTTATAATAAAATGAAAAATTACAACAAAGGTTATTTAATTCATCTAGAAAATTTTTTATTCTAACCATATAATATTCATCTATATTATCTGCACATTTGTCGCAAAAATAATAATCTTTATCAGTTATATCTCTAACAGTTGAAAAAATATCTCCAACATATAGTTCATTGATATTCATTGTTGATCCATACTCAATAATATTATTATTTCTATATGCATTATCATCTCCACAAATATAACAATAGCTCATGATAAAGCCTTTATATTCCCTACTAATTTTACATTTTTATCTTTTAGCTCATTTGCAGCCTTAACAGCATTTATTTCTGTCTTATAGCTTTCTATTATTTGGTGAGACATTTTAGACATCGCAATAGCTTCGTTACTATCACATTCTCCAGCTCTTAACTTAATCATTTGCTCGAACATAAACTTTCTTAATGTTGCCAATGTATTATCTGCCTTTTCTTGCTCAGTAATAATTTCCATAACTAATCCTTTTTATTATCATAATACTCAAAAATAAATATAGTAATTACTGTAAATAGCCACAGCAACACCACGCCAAAAATCCCATAAATCATATTGAAATAATATTCAGTCATCGAAGTGCCAATTCTAAGCACAGTGCAAAAATAATTGATATAACAATACTTTCTATAAATAGAGATTTAATAGGGTGCTTCATACACCATCGCCAATAATTTCGCTCTACCTCATTAAAACTTTTCATAATATCTCCTTTTTTGAACTTAAAAAGCTCACGACACACATCAAGGAAAAAATGATAAAACCTTTTAAAAACAAAATATCGAGTTCAAAATAAAGGAGTAACTATTTTTTTTAATGTGTGTAATCAACTTTTTTAGAAACACACCGTTCGGAATTTAGCTGAATTGGAGATGTGCTTCATCAAAAAGTTTAAATCGGTTTATTTAGTGACCGAAATTCTATTTTAATCCATTCACTATCTAGGACTTATAAATAAATATTAAGAAATAAAATCTCTTAAATAACTCAAACAAAAAGCTAAACTTCTCGTTTGCATAGGAAAATTATAATAGAATATTTCTTAAATGTTTATTAATTTAGTAATACCTTTTACAATTTGTAAAGTAATACCTATTTAAGGTTAGTTATTGTAGAATTTCACATATACATATTAAAAGGAATAGAATGAAAGTGTTTTCAATAAAGCTGAATGAGGCTGATTATAATCTACTAAGGACCGCTGCAATGAAGTCATATGATGCAGATAAGCATAAGAAGTCTTACGGGGTTGGAACGTTTATTAAAGAGGCTTCAATTTCAAAAGCTAAAAGGGTGGTTAAAAAATGATAAGTAAAGAATTATTAAGTGCTGTTACAGGAATGGAATGCAGTGAAGGAAGAGAATTATATGGGAAATGGAGCAACAAGATAGAGTTCTCTATATCTAAGCACAATCATTTTAACTATGCAGTAAAAGATACGATTAACATCTATGAACTTGCGTATAAATGCAAAAAATGGGCTTTAAAGAATAATGTAAAATTGTGGTCAATCTTAGATAGTTACAATAGTGCAATAGTGAGAATTAATGAAATTAGCAAAAGAGAATTTTATTCACACACAGAGCCAGATGCAATATTTAAAGCTTGTGAATGGATATTAGAAAATAAAGATAAGAAATAATGGATAACATCGCACAACTAAACACACAGCTAGACAGAGATAAAGTGCTAGACAATGCTATTTATTATGCAATATGCGGGCTACACGGCTTAAAAGATGGTGACACTATTACAAGTGTGGTGAGGCTTGAAATTGCTATGTATTATATTCAGAGAGCTATTAACAATATTAAGGAGAATAAGAACTATGAATCAAAAACAAAGAATACTAACTGACTTGTTAAAAGGCTTACACGTCAATATGCTTAACGACCTGGAACGATACGGAAGCAGTTGCAGAAGCAGAATATCCGAACTACGTGCTAGTGGTTACCCAATAAAAGATTATTTTGAACTTTCACCAAACGGAAGCAGATACAAAGTTTATTTTCTTGATGCGGAATATCTAAAGGAGTATCACAATGCAAAATAAAGAGAAGTTGGAAGAGTTGAAACGAGATCACGACATAGAAATCAGAATGAGAACTGATTTTGAGTTTGCACTTGAAACAATATCGGAGAAACACAACATCACAGCGGATGATATTTCAAATTTTAAAGATACTATTACGGAATTAAAAGAGTATTGGAACGACATTAGTTGTGATGAGGTTTTTGAAGCTGTTTTGTCGTAGCAAAGTTTTTAATTAAGCTTTGTTTTGGTATAATTACAGCATACAAAATTCAATAAATGCAAGTTCATAACTTAGCGGTCTCGCTTGCATTTATTGAGTCTTGAAGTGAAGAGACCGCTATCCTTCACATATAAAACAATCAAACTCTAAAATTAAAATCTAGCGGTAACTAAAGGTTACATAATGGAAAATAAAATATACAAGGCTTCTGCTACATACGACATAGAAAAATCTATAATAGTATCAGTAATAGAAAATAGCTTTATTGGTAACGATAATAGAATAGTTGATGTTTCTCTTAATAGCTCTTATTTTAACGATAGTTTTCATAAGTTGATAGTCAATGCCATAAATAGATTAAAAGAGCTTGGAGAGCCTATAGACTCAGATTTTATACGACTTAAGTTTATAGAGGTTAAAAAATGGAATACTGATTATGATAATAAATTGATTGAAATTATGTATCATAATCCAATAGGTACACTTGATCTGTTTAATAGCTATTATTCAAAACTTAAGAAACTAAATAACAGCAAGGTGGCAATGATATGAAAAAAGCATTTAATTTTTATGCTTCTTATGATGAAGTATTTCAGGAACTTGATTTAAATCAAAAAGGAATAATGATAAATGCTATCTTAGACGTTCAGTTTTTAAGAAAACATATAGATGATATATCATTCAAAGATAAGATACTTTCTATAGTATGGAAAGGTATGAAGCACAGTATTTTAAAACAGATAGATGGATATTGTAGAGCAAATAAAACACCCTATAATAGGGAGCTTTTTGCCCCTAAGGCAGACTTTCAACCTAGCCCTAAGGCAGACTTTCAACCTAGCCCCAAGCAAGTACAAGTACAAGTACAAGAGGAAGAACAAGAGCCTATTGTCCAAACTAAAAGTTTAGACGCTAGTTTTAAAATTGCAGAGTATTTATTAAATAACATCTTAAAGTTAAATACATCTTTTAAGAGACCTAACCTAAATACATGGGCTAAAGATATTGACAAAGCTATAAGAATTGACAATAGAACAGAAGAACAACTAAAATATTGTATTGACTGGATATATTCACATGAAGGAAGCTTTTGGCAAAAAAATATCTTAAGTGGGAAAAAACTAAGAGAAAAGTTTGATACAATAAATATGCAAATGATTACAAAAGATAATAGTCAAACATCAGGGAACATAATATGCAACTGGTAGATAAATTTGAAGAGTTAGCAAAAGAAATAAGAGAAATTACTCTTGCAGTAGATAGTGCAACTAAACAAGAAAATTGGGATCAAGTAACAGTATTAAAAAGAGAACTATACACAAAGAAAATAGAACAAATAGATGAACTTGAGAGTGAAAATGCTTTAGCCTCAACACTTACAGCAAAGCAATTAAGAGGCGATGTTGAGGCAAGACCACATATCCCTAGATATGAAACAGGGATAGGAGCACTTGACGAAAAGTTAAAAGGTGGAATTGAATCTGGTACATTTATTCAGCTAGCTGGCGAAAGTTTTGCAGGAAAAACACACTTAACATTAGAGATATTATCAAACATTTCTAATGCGAATAAAGTTTTGTTTTTTAACTTTGAAATGGGTGATACTAGAATTTCAAATAGACTATACAAGTTGCTAACAACAGAAAAGCAATGGAATAATTTTCTAATAAATTCAAAAGCACGAAAGATAAATGATATTATAAAGGAGATAAAAAGTCGAGCAAGAGATGGCATCAGATTTTTTGCAATTGACTCTAAAATGAAAATTGAAGTACCTAGTGAAAATGATGCTTATAAAGCTATAAATGAAATATCAAAACAGTTGTCTAAAGTTGCACAACAAGAAGAGATAATTATTTTCTTGATTAATCAAATGAATGAAGAAGATCAAAAAAATAATAGACTGGCATTTAAAGGAAGTGGAGATCAGATGTACGACACAGATATAGCCTTGTTTTATATGGTAAAAAAAGAAAAGAATGTAAACCCTGAACAATGGAAGCGAACTTTAGTTTGTAGAAAAAACAGGCAAGATGAAATATTATTTAGTGTCGATTTACATTTAGACCATACAGGCAAAACAGTAGGAGATGGTGTTGCATATTCGTATGAAAATATAAAGCAGCCAGAAGTTACAGAGTACAATCAAAACAATATCTCAATGAGTGTACTTTAGTATAAAAACAAGAAATATTTAACTTTATCTTTGATACAATACTTATGTAGAAAGTTTATGCGAGGAGTCTATCTACACGCTCCCCAGCACTAGACTCTTCACATAAATTTAGTCTGGGGATGCTACACATGAAAAACATATTATTCAACACAGAAATGACAAAAGCTATATTAGACGGTAAAAAAACTCAAACAAGAAGAGTTGCAAAAGTCTATGATGTAGATCCATATTATGTAAAAGACAATATAGATGAAGTTATAAAAAAGCACTCCAAGTATCAAAAAGGTGATATTCTTTGGGTAAGAGAACCTGCAAAGGTTATCGACTATATAGAATCAAATATTACAATGAAAGTTGAGTATGTTGATGGAGAAACTAAAATAATTGATATACCAGAAAGATTTTTAGATGAGAATGGATATATAAAAGCTTCTTGGATTAAAAATATGAAAGGCATTCCAAACGGATGTATAAAGGAGATGGCTCGTATCTTTTTAAAGATTACAGATGTTCGTGTCGAGAGATTGCAAGATATTACTTATCAAGATATTTTATACGAGGGAAAAAATGATCCATATGCGGATGTTTATGGCACAGGATGGTTGGAAAATAAAGCAACTTTAATATCCCCACAAGATAGTGAGTTTAAGCAAATAAGTGATTGGATTATAATGTGGTGGATAAATCTGTGGAACAAAACATCACCAAGAAGTTATAAATGGGATGATAATCCTTATGTATTTGTTTATGAATTTGAAAGAGTAAATAATGACTAACTTACAAAAAGCAATATCAGCAGCGACATTAATGAATACTCTATTTTTTGAGTATAAAGCAGGACAACTCAACACAACCGGCGAGAAAGTTCGCAAAAAGGTAGCTAAATTTATGAGACAGCGTGCAAAGTCAAACAAGAGTGACTATATCTTTTCAGTGCAAAAAACAGACGAGGCTTGGAGAGCAACTATAGACCACTTTGCAAAATACAAAATGAAAATTGAAGCAAAAACTACAATTTCAGCAATCTACAACTACTTTGCTCCAGAAATGCAAAAGTTTCTAAAACTAAGTGAAAAGCAAATGGAAAAGTTTGCGATTGACTCGACAAGTGATGCAGAAGCAGAAGCTAACAGTAGCACAGTTGTTGATTATCTCGTGCAACAGATGGGGATAGAAAAGAAAAAAAGTGCCTTTGCAGGTAAAAAATTGACAATAAAAAACAATATTATCTTAGATGGTAAAATTGTTAAGGATGGTTTTTAGAATGAAAGAAACATTAATCAAAGGAAAAATAACAGATCACTTCAGTTCAGGTCGTACACACTACGCAGATCAAATAGACTTTAAAATTTCAGCGGTACACGAAAATGGAAAACTATCACACTTTATTGTGGTTGATAGGAACAACGAACTTGCAATTAATAAGAAGTTTAAAACTGCGTCAGATGCGATTGAGGCAGGTCACGAAAAGTTTATGGGGTTAGTATGAAAGCTACTATATTATTCGCAATAATAATTGCTATTATTTCAATATCAACAATGTTTAATTTGAATAATTTTAGCAAAGAGTATAATAATTTTACTCTTTTGATTATGATTGTAGCATTTGGTTTTGCTAAAATATTAGAAGATAGAAAGAGTTAGTTTTGAGACTAAAAACCTGCAAAAACAAAGAATGTAAAATAAAATTTGAGCCAGAACGACCAATGCAGACGACTTGTTGTATTGAATGTGCGTTTGCGTATGTTAAACAGCAGAAAGAGAAGCGTGAAGAAGATAAAAAGAAAGAAGCAAGAAAAGCATTGCGTGAGTATAAAAAGAACGATAAACCTATTCTTCTTCAGTTAGCTCAAAAGCTAGTAAATCAGTATGCAAGAAAAAGGGACGAGAAAGAAAGGGGAAAAGTATGCTGCACATGCGGACAAACAACGGGGCAGATGGATGGCGGACATTTTTTGCCAACTTCCACATATGGATCAATACGGTTTAATACTAATCAAATATTCCAGCAATGCAAAAAGTGTAATCGCTTTAACGGAGGCATGCCAAAAGAGTATAGAATTTTTATGATAGACAGATATGGTGTTGAGTATGTAGAAAAGCTAGAATCAACAAAAGGAGAACTACGAAGATATACAGTTGAATACTACACTAAACTTATTAGAGTTGTTAGAAAAAAAATTAAAAACATATAATTTATAAGTAATTAAGTTTACCTTTGATATACTTTTAACATATAAAAAGCAAAGGAATAGAATGATAAAACTAACCAAGGAAGTAAAGGCAAAGCTTAAGATGGTTTCAGAAAAGCTAGACATGCCTATGAGTCAAGTAGTTAATATGTTGCTTAATGAATGGATAAAGAATAACAAATGATTCTTCTTTCAGACTATTGTGAAAAATACAACTACAGTAAAGCATCTGTAAGCGTTCAAATTAACAACGGCAATATGAATCCACGATACATTAAACGCATCACTAAAAAAGGTGCAAAACGTGCTTCATTCGTAATGATAAATGAGTCTGAAATAGCAAAAGATTTTGATGATTACAAAAAGTTAAAAGAGTTGATATTTAACTTATATTTGATTTTTGAAGACTACACAAAGAAAATCAACGGTCACACAGCCGAAAGCATAGGTGATGGCGATTCAGAGATGACACAGTGTATCTTAAGCAAAAACTCAAAAGACAGCAACTCGTTGATGCAGTATATGCGTAGAATGTTCGACATTGAGGAGCAAGTTTCATATAATGTTCGAGTCACTGAAAATATGAGCATTATACTAAGCAAACTATTAACGTGGTTTGATAAAGTTGCGTATTTATACGAAAGAAATATCGAGAGACACAAAAGAATGAGCAGAGCAGATCTTATCAATAAAATTCTTGACAACAGAATTGATAGACAATGCAACCCATCTTTTGAACGAAATAAATTAGAACATAGGAGTTAGAAATGGATAAGGAAAAACTACAACAAGATATTAATGAGATTAAAGAAAAACTTTCAGAAATGGAAGCAGAATTACAAATAAAAAACAAGTTTGAGTTTGTTTACGAAGATGGAAAAACATATTTTATAGGATCATACAGCACGGAAGTAGATTATATTGTTAGTAAAGAATGTGTTGAATATGGAAGATACAGAAAAACAAAACAATCAGCGGAAAAAGCATTGTTATTGCAAAAAGAAGTAATGAGATTACATTCATTAGTTGAACAACTTGATGGTGAAAATGGTAATTTTTTTATTTTTGAGCAATTTGGAGCATGGAAAACTGGAAAAATTTTATATAATGATTTTTATCCTGGGATGGTTCTTATGTCAGAAAAATGTGCAAATGAAATCTGTAGAATGTTAAATGTTGGTGAGGTAGAGCTATGAAAATAGATGAAAGAGAAGAGTTTGAAAAAGATATTAAAGAAGAGTGTTTTACTTTTCCGAACATTAAAAATAGTGAAAGTAAATATGATAGAAAATACAAAGGTGTAACGTTAGATGTGTATGATGTATTACTTGCATTTGATGTAAAGAATCCTGCGCTCCAACACCTTGTAAAAAAAGCTTTATGCGTGGGCATAAGAGGCCATAAAACTAAAGAGCAAGATTTGAAAGATATTCTAGATAGCGCAAAACGTGCTATTGAATTGGAAAAATAAAATGTTTTGTAAATCAGACCTACATGAAGTAACAAGTGATACAATGGCAGCAAGTATAGTCGCATCGGTAAAACGTAAAATATCTTCAACACACAAGATGGGAACGTGCAAACGCACTAAAGACGGAAAGACGATTGATGCAATAACGTGTTTAACGTTCTATTCATTCAATGATGCTATTAAATCACTAGAGGAGCGACATCACATTCAGAAATACAACGTTTCAAGAGATAAAAAGATTAAAGTTCTGAAAAAGCTTTATAAAAAGTTAAAAGGTGTAGAATATGAGTAAGATTTTAGAAATGTTTAAAAGCGGTAAAAGTGCTTATGATATTCATCTGGAAACTGGTGAATCTATTAAGAAGATATACCACATTATAAAGAACGATGAGGTATCAAAAAATGCTCACAGAAAAGCTTTGAATGAAGCAAGAAGAGATTATGAAAATTATGCTAGTGGGAGATATTAAGATGTTTAAAAAAATAAGAGAAGATGCAATACTGCCAACACGAGGCAGTAAATATTCTGCGTGTGTTGATGTGTATGCGAGTGAGGATGTTACGATAGAAGCTGGAGCTACAAAACTTGTAGGTCTTGGAGTTTGCATTGATGACAAAGAAATAAAAAGGATAGTATCACATCATTTCTATTATTTAGACAAAAACACAGATAAAGATTTTGAAGATGTAAAAAAAGAGTTTCTAAAATCTAACTACCTCCAACTAATGCTAAGAAGTTCACTAGGTAAAAAAGGGTTAATACTTCCAAATGGTGTTGGTGTGATTGACTTAGATTACAAAGACGAATTGAAAATGATTATTCATAATCCATTAGTTACAGCTTATTTTGGAGAGGGTGATCGGTTAGAGATAGGCTTGTATGACAAGTATGAAATAAAAAAAGGCGACAAAATAGGTCAAATAACGCTACTAGAACATAAGTCATATCTCTTTGGAATTGATAGCGAAGATGAGCGTGATGGTGGTTTTGGTAGCACGGGAGAACGATAATGAAAACTAAAACAGTAGCAGGGATTGAATATGAATTACCAACAGCAACACTTCTGCACGCAACACCTCTTGTAAATGCAGAATTGGCAGGTAGAACGTGTTACAATAGCTTTGATAAGTCTGAACACGAATCAGTGCGTGAGTTTAATGGAAATCATATAGATGATGTTGAACACTCAGACTTGATGGACTCATTATGCCACGTGTACCATCATACAAGCGTGATTGAGCATATCAACTTGACATTCAATATCACAACATCACGTGGTGTGCTACATGAGCAGGCACGTCACAGAGTGCAATCATTGAGTGTTCAATCTACACGTTACACGATGTCACCTGTTATTAACGCTTTTGTAGCTTCTATCTCAAACGGAAAAGCGATAGATACACTGTTCTACAAATCAGTATCAAAAGTAAATTTCCTTGTAACAAACGATGAAGATTATAATCATATTGAGTACGAAAGTGTGTTTAAAAAGTTGAACTTGCAATTAAAAAGATTAGGTCTTGTTGAGTTTTTAAATATCTCATTGGGGAAAGATCAAATAGAGTGGTTCGACGAAACAGAGGACAGTACAACTTTAAGACTTATTTCTAATAGATTTTCAATGCTTAATAGGCTAAAGCAAAAAAAGAACGTTGGTGACAATTTTAAACACATAGTGACTGATAATTGGAAAGTAAATATGGTCGTTACTTTTAATCTTAGAAGCTTGAAAAACTACTACACATTGCGTGACAGCGGTGCTTCTTTTTGGCAGATACGTGAATTGGCTAAAGCGATGAAAGAAGCAACACCTAAAAAGTATCTTGATCTGATAGTAAAGGAGAAGTGATTATGGCATTACTAAGTAAAGAACTGTTGGGTGAGGTGCTAGGCAGAGAAGTAAAATCAGGTAGGATAGATATTTATGACAACACATTGACATTTGCATATGAAAACGAAGATATGTGGAGCGATATAAACATATATGAATTGGCTAATTTGTGTAAAGAGTGGGCTTTTACAAAAAACCTTGATATAACAACATCGCGAACTAACTTAGGATATATAGCAACATTAAATGACAAGTATGGCGAACCGTTGTCGTATATATTTGATGATTTGACATCATGCTACGCTCAACCTGATATATATATAAATTACCCAACATTACATAACGAATATGATATAGGAAAGTTTTATGCCAAAACTGAACCAGAATCAGTGTTTAAAGTTTGTAAATGGGTGCATGACCAAATTAAGGAGAAGTGATTATGAAAGTAGGTGACAAAGTATATTATCGTGAGCCTCATTATGGGGGAGGAAGCATAGTAGAAGTTAAAATAGAAGTTATAATGTCTGATGTCAAAAAAGATAGAAGCAAGGAAAAAGCACTCATTGTTTCAGCAAGTGATTCTGTGTATGAAAAGTTTATTTTTAAAATTAACGAACGTGACTTAGTTTCTGAGGAAGAGAATGAGCAGTTTGAAAGATTGAATGAGCTTATGAAGCAAAAAGATTATATTGAAAATGAGATTGGAAATTTGAAAAAGGAACTTGCCATATGAAAAAAGAAATGATAAAATTAATTGAAAGTAAAAAGTGTAAATGCTTGACAATACAAGAGATGGATAAAATTTTAAAGGTGTTAAAAAATGGCGATATCGACACGTAAAAAGAATATTGTTATCGCTGATTGGAAAACGGGAGCATATAGTTTAAACTCCCTATCAAAAAAGCATAAAATATCTGTCAATTCTGTAAAGAAAATTTGCACAAATGTTGAGCAAGAAAATTCGGAGATTGTTGAGCTTTGCACGGTTGCTGAGTCGAAAAAATGCACAAAAAATGCACAGGAAATTAAAGCTATTAATGAAGTAGTTAAAAACAGATTAAAAGTGTATGATATTTCAAATACAATACTTAAAGGAGTAGAGAAGCTTGCAAAAGGTGGTAAGGCTCAAAAGGTTGTTACAGAAAGTATGGGTGAGGGGGTGAGTAAGGCCACAATAGTAGAGCACGACTTGCAAGCAAAAGACTATAAAGACTTGCAGGATGCAGTCGATAAAGCAAGTGTTACGCTGGGAGTAAATCAACGATTTTCACAAAGTCAAGTGAATATTCAAAATAATAATCAAATTAACCAACTCAACACTATCGACGACTTTTATGATAATTAGGGAAAAGGATAAGTTATGAAATATAAGTGCATAGAGTGTGGAAAAACAGTAGATGCAAAAGACATCAATGAAATTATGAAAAAGAAAAAAATGTGTGAAAACTGCTTAGAAGAGAGCAAAAAAATATATAAGTGTAAATGCTACATTTGTGGCAGTAATTTTAATGCAAAAAGAGAAAATAGGAAAACTTGCTCGGATGAGTGTTATCATATTCATTTAAGCAATATTCAAAAAAAACACTACGAAGAGAAAGTAAAAGGTGTAAAGTTTAAAAAACAATGTAGTTACTGCGGATGCGAATTTGAGGGTTCGCTTAGTACTAGATATTGTAGTGAAAAATGCAGAGAAAATAATCTATTTAAAAAACACTTAAAAGAAGCAAATGAAGCGATAAGAATAGATAAAGTTAAAGTGTATGGAGCAAATGACGGAAAAATGAAATCATTTATCAATGAAAGGTCGAGAAAAAATATATGAAATTGAACCCCGCACTAAAAGACTTCTGGAAAACACAAAAGCAAATCAAAGTTTTATACGGTGGGCGACTATCATCAAAGACAATGGATACAGCGGGGGTATTGCTTTTTTTAGGAGCAAAATACACTATAAGAGTAGCTTGTCTTAGACGTTTTCAAAATAGGATACAAGATAGCGTATATTCAACATTTAAAAGACTTATTAAAAATGATGATAGACTAAAATCGCAGTATGATGTAACTAAAAATTCAATAATTTCAAAAAGTGGAAGTGAATTTATATTCATGGGTATTCAGAGGAATATCGAAGACATAAAAGGACTTGACGACATAACCTTCACTTGGATAGAAGAAGCTGAGAATATCACAGAAGAACAATGGAACTTAATAAGACCGACAATATTAAGGGAAGATAATTCTACTTGTTTACTTGTTTTTAATCCAAAATTTGCAACAGACTATATTTATCAAGAATTTATAGCAAAGAACCACGACAATGTTTTAGTTAGGAAAATTAACTATGATGAAAACCCTTTTTTATCAAATAGTGCAAAACTTTTAATTTCTTCTGATAAAAAATCAATGGATAATGAAGACTTTGATGCCATGTATTTAGGGAAGCCAAAAGACAACGATGACGAGTCTATTATTAAGAGAAAATGGGTTGACGCTGCGATAGATTTTCACTTAAAATATTTTATAGAGCCGCAAGGTAAAAAATACATAGGTTTTGATGTCGCAGATAGTGGTAACGACAAGAATGCAACAGTAGAACGACACGCACATATAATTACTAATATCGAAGAGTGGCAAGGTAAAGAGGACGAGCTACAGAAATCTTTTACTAGAGTGTATAATAGAGCAGTAGAAATAAATGCGATTATAAATTATGACAGCATAGGTGTTGGAGCTGGCGCAGGTAGTAAGTTTCAAGAACTTAACGGAGATTATGGAGAAGTAGAGTATCATAAATTCAATGCAGGCGGAAAAGTTCTTGATCCAGATAGAGAGTATAAAATTAATATCAAAAATATTGAAGCATTTTCAAACTTGAAAGCTCAACAGTGGCAGATAGTAGCGGATAGATTTAGAAATACTTATGAGATGATGCAAGGGATAAAAGAGTATAATGCATATGAAGTAATAAGTATAAGTTCAACGTGCAATAATGTAGATGGGTTAATAACAGAACTTTCAACACCTAGAAAAGACTATAATGCAAACGGTCAGTTAAAAGTTGAGAGTAAAAAAGATTTAGCAAAACGTGGTATAAAGTCGCCAAATATCGCAGATGCTTTTATAATGAGTTTCTATCAAGGCGAAAAACAAGCACGCACATTCTCAACAAGGATAAACATATGACTGACGCATCACCAGATTATCTTTTAAACATATTGGACGCCGAAACTGCTAAAAAGGTATGGTCACACTTGCGAGGAATCAGAATCTATTTCCCTAAGTGCAAAAGTGAACATGATGAAATCAGAACGCTATATAAACAGATGACAACAACACGGGCAGACCGCATAAGAAGATTATCGGAACTTTATGAGATGAGCGAGTCGCAAATTAGAAAAGTCACTAAAGAGAACAAATCACTTTTCGAGGACACAGACAATGAAGAGAATTGACGAACTTGCAAAGAAGTTATATGATGAGGTTTTAAACGAGTATAACATACAGGGAGAATTGAATAGAAAAGCACTAAGCGAACTACTTGAAGAGAAACTATCTAAATATAATGACGATACTCAAAAAGTCTTAGAAGAGCTGATTTATACTCAACTATCAGATAGTATTGCAGCGAAAGCAGTTGATGCACTCATCCCAGACAAACTTACATTATCAGAAATGCTTTACAATAACAGCGAAAAAGTATCTAAAGAGAGTTTAGCACTTCTAACAGATGGGATTAAAGCCAAAAAAACAATTCAAAAAATAAGCAAAAAGTTATATGATGGATACGACTTCAACGATAATGAAGTTCTTGATATTAAGCGTAAGCTGCCAAAATATCTACAAAGAGAACTAAAAAAAGATAAGGCAAGTCAAGAATTTATCAAGTATGTTGATAATATTAAAACTAAGCCACTTAAAACAGCTCTAAAAGGGATAGAGGATAAACTAGGCGAAGCGAATAGTAAAGCACTAGAAAAGGCTTTAAAAACAGTTTTAGAAGAAAATAGCAGATACTACGCAACACGAATAGCAAACACAGAAAGCCACCGTGCGAGAAATCTAACACGTGCTAATGACTATTTAAAAAACAATGACATAGAGTTTGTTAAACTTGAAATGAGTTCACGTCATAGCATTATAGATATTTGCGACTATCACGCAAGGTTAGATTTAGGATATGGGCGTGGGATAGTTCCTAAAGACAAAATGCTGACGCTTCCATTCCACCCAAACTGTATGTGCAGATATAAGCCATATTATAAAAAAGTAACAAAGACAAAAGTAAAAGATGAACAAAAAGAAACTATGAAGCAATTTTCATTTAATCAGCAGAGGCAAATAGTAGGTAGTGAAGAAAAATTAAAAGAGTTTCATAATGGGAAAGATATATATAGTCTATTTAATAGGATAAGACCAAATTATAGATTAGAAAAATATGTTGATGTTTTAAAAGTATAGATAATATATACTTTTTAAGATTGTTTAAAGAAAATTATAGTTATAATTACATTAACAAGAAAAGGATTTATAATGAAAAAGCAAGATATTTATAACGAGATCAATAAGGTTTCATCAAATGATAAAGATTTTATTTTAGTTAACGATGAGGTTATTGTTCAAAATTCAAACTTAAATGATGATTGGTTTTGTTTATCGGAATATTATGACGAAGAAGAAACTGACAAAGAATTTTCATTTGAAAAAGTAGAGTATGTAGATGGAGAAGTTTTTGCAAGAGAAGATGGATCATTGATTGATGTTGATTTTAAACAACCTGTTGGATGTGTAATTAGATATGAAGTCAAATAAAGTTAATAAATCAACTCTTCAAGAGTTGGCTAACTATCTTGGTGTTTCTTTGTCTGCTGTAAAGCAATATAAAAAAGAAAAGAGAAAAATAATGCTAATAGGTTTGTATTATTATGAGAAAAATAAAAAAAAGGCGGGTGAATGAAGTCCGCCTTAAGAAGTTCCAAAAAGAAAAAGTATCATGAGTTTGCCTTGGTTGGCAGTTGTTATTATAATATAAAAATATTAATATCTACTTTATCCCATCTTCAATTTCACTTTTAATAATATCCATGTCTTCAATATCAACACTCGATAGATCATTAGACACAATTTGCTGTAATTTCAACTGTTCATACTTAGGTAAATCATAACCTAACGCTTTGATATCTGATAGTATTCCAACTTCTTTTTCTACATCAACGATGTTAAAGCTTTTTGGATAATTTATAACCACGTCATTGTTTATACCTAAATATAAACACGCAATATTAAAACAATTTCTTTCGAAATCTTCAAGACGCATTGCAAAGTTGGATAATGATCCATTAAGACCTTGAAATTTAATATCTAGTGCAATTCCGCTTTCTTGCTGATTGTTTGTTAAAATGTCATATGCAATTTTATTAATATCATTTGTGATGTTTTCTATCTCATTCTGATAAATATTTGCGCTGTTATTGTCTGGTGCAATAAAGTCAGGTGCTTTTAAATCTTTTCCGTAAACCAAAGCATTATCAGTCGATACTTTTATTTCACTTTCACTATTTCCAGTCGCATTGATTGTAAGAAGTGCGAATGTTTGCCCTCTCAATATCTCATCAAGTTCGCTTTTCAAGTTATAGTGGCGTTTCTGCAGATAAGCGATTTGATTAAACTCTCCACTATCTGGAAATATACCGTTTTCGCCAAAGCTTACAACAGGGCATACACCTAAATTATGATCACTACCATCTACAACCTTGCCATCTTCAATCACTTTCCACGAAGTGCGGTCATAATATCTAATTACTTCTTTTTTGTCATCCTCTTCAAAAGTTGAATTGTCAATTACTGACTTATAAGAAATATACTCAAACTTGCCAAATTCATCTAACTTGTATTTATCAACACTTGATATGTCTATTTTAGTGAAATACGGAACTGCTCTTTTTTCAATTTGTGTTTTTAAATCTGTAGGAATATCTTTAGGCATATCAATCAGCACAATCCCACTTCCTAAAGCTTTTGACTCTTTTGCAAAACTTGACATAAATACATCAATAGAATTTCCCGAATTGTCCGCATCATTGAAAATCATCTTAATCAGATTGCTTGATGACATTCTAAATGGAGCTGTCTTGAATAAATACCCGTTATATCTATTTATCTTAGATGCAAACATATTAGTGTAATAAGCTATCTTTTGACGCTCCTTGAATTTTTCATCGCTTTCACGAGGGAATTTATCAATGTATCCACCATTTAAGAAGCCTCCGCTACCGTCATACGCCTCTTTTATAAACTTGTAATCTTTAATATCCATTTGTTACCCTTTGAAATATAGTATCTAACTTTTTAAATGTATCTTTTACGCCTTTTTCTAGGAAGTTGTCTCCTTTGTACCCAGGATGATTTACTCCTTTTGTGAATACAAACTGATTTACGCTTGAAAATCTAAGCGACTTTTTATTTTTTGATGCAATGGGGTGCTTTTTAGTGCCGAATAAAACAAATAATGCGTAGTTTGTTGGTCTTCCTTTCACATCCACAATCATACCGTGATCTTCTATAAATACCTCACCATGCAATGATTTTTTATTCACACTTAAAGATATATTATCTTCCATATTTCCCGTTACGTGATGCGGTTTAGCTCTTTTTTTTACATTATCATACGCATCGTGAGTTACTTCTGATATTAAGTTTTTGGATAAGTTTTTGTCAATATTTCCTAAAGTCTTGTTTATGTCTTCAAGACCATAAACCTTAATCATTATTGAATATCCGTGATGTTGAAGTTAGCTATTGCACTTTTTAAATTTGTAAGTTTATCACCATCAGGTGTATTTGATTCAAAAAAGCAAGTACCATAATTTACTTTATATTGAATTGCATCAATAATACTTTTTTCCATTTCGTACATTTTTTTATACATAAGTTCTAAATCTTTGTTTTTAATATCAAACCCATACACAACACTGAAAGATAAGTCTTTAAATGTTGTTCCTTTTGCAGTATCCATCCCAGATACAATACGGATAAAAGGGCAGTCTTTAGATCCTATCCCTACTTCAAGACCTATTTTAACACTTTTAGCATCTGGAATTGTCTCAAGCTTTGATTTAATATCAAGCAATACGTCATAAATTTCCACGTTATCCCCTTGCTATTTGAACTGAAGATATAGAAATGTTTGACGAGTTATTCAATGCTAAAGAAATATACTCATCATATTCTTTTTTGTAAGCCTTGTATCTTTCTGGCATACCCTCGTTTTCAAGCTGATTTAGTGATAATTTTATATACACTTTAGTTTTGACAAGTTTTTCAATGTAAAAAGTATCGCTGATATTCAGCTTACCTACCTCGTCAATAGCTTTTGATTCTGCGTTGTTCAACTCTATTTCGTCAATGCTATCAACAATGAATCCATCTTCATATGTATAATTTGCCATTATTAAACCTTTTTAATACTTTATTTGTTTATATAGTTATCTCTTGGAAAAAGCCGAATAATTAAGCTTTCATAATGTGATAATTAATTCGGGAGGAATTGAAAATGTTTAAAAAACTGCAAGAACTGCTAGAGGCAGGGAAAATCACATCAGAGTTGGCATCAGATTTAGATGCTGAAATATCAACAAGTTTGACAGAGTTGAGAAATGAAAATGCTTCGTGGCGGACTAAGTATAACGACTTAAACAAAAACTTTGAGTCAATTTCACAAACAAAAACAGAGTTAGAAACTAAGTTGAGCAACTTTGATGATGCTATTTCTAGAGCAAAAGAAGATGGAAAAAGCGAACTTGTTACACAGCTTGAGGCGCAGAAACAAGAAACACAATCACTTCAAGAGTCTTTGTCAAATATCGAAAATGAAAACAAGTCATTAAGAATTGACACGTCTTTAAATAGTGCATTAAGCAAATTTGATGTTATCGACAGTGGAATTTTAGCAAGTGTACTAAAAAACAATGTTGTGATTGATGGCGAAAATGTAACTTACAAAGATGGTGAGAGTTCAGTTCCTCTTGAAGACGGGCTTAGAAAATTCTTTGAGGATAAACCACATCTTTTGAAAGCAAAAGGCAATGGTGGAAGTGGTGCAGGTGGAAACGGAAACAGTGGTGGCGGAAATAAATCTTATTTAGAGATGAGCGACGCAGAAATAGCGGAGAGTGTTAAGGCAAATGGCGTTGATACATTCGCAAAAAGTATTAAAGGTTAATTATGGCAATTCAAATTCAAAATGAAGTAATTCAGGCGGTAGCTATCGGGCAAATTAAAGATACGTTGCTTAAAGCTCAACAAGCAACACAAGGTGCAATTACAATCGGTAAAGGTATTCACAAGGGAGACTTTAAAGATGAGACATTCTTTGCAAATTTTGGCAATCCTGAGAGACGTGATCCGAATACACAGACCGCCGTAACTCCAAACAGATTAAGCACTCTTGAAGACACAGCAGTTAAGTTATACTTCCGTGATGATGTGTTTGTTACTATGACAGAACTTGAAAGATACGGAACTACTCTTGATTCAATGAATCGTGGTATCGGTATTCAACTTGGCACAGCTATCGCAAGATGGGCTATTCAAAAATCACTTATTGCATCAGTCGCTGCTATAAATTCAGAAGCTGGTCTTGTGAATGGTGATGGAACTTTAGACGTAGATACTGCAATGTTAAGCGGTTCAATGTTTAAACTTGGAGATATGTATGAAGATGTGAAAGTTTTTGTTGCTCCTTCTCAAATTACAGGAAAGTTACTTGGAAATGCTATCGGTGCAAATACTGACCAAATTGCATACGGTGCTGTTTATGATGGTACCGTGGGTACACTTGGTCGTAATATTTGGACAGTAGATTCTCCAGCTTTATCTTGGGATGATGGAACTGAACAAGGTCACTATACGCTTGGTCTCACAAGCGGTGCTGTTGTTGTTGATGAGAGTGAAACTATTAAGATGCTTAATCAGTTATTAACTCTTGAGTCAAATGCTGGTTATAACTTTCACTCAGAGGGCGCATATACTGTTGGTGTAAAAGGCTTTACATATGATACTGCTCAAGGTGCAAACCCTACTGATGCAATTCTAGGTGCTTCTGCAAGTTGGAATCTGGTTGACCAAATAAAAGGCTCTGCGGGCGTTATTGCAAAAAGTAAATAGGTGATACTATGAAAGTTTTAGACTTTACGGGAACTTACAAGGAAAAAGACGGCGAGGCGGTTGTTACCGCCAACCCAAAATATATAGATAAATATTGTTGTATTGGATTCGAAAAAGTAGTAGCACATGAGAGGCATAAAGACGCTTTAAAAGGTGTTGAAAACGTATCTTTTGTAAAAGTGAAAACAAATGCAAAAACTAAAGCAACTAAAGAAAAGTAAAAATTCAAAGCTCATTGCAGATGGTGGTGAGCTTGTTTTTAAAAACGGAATTTGTGAGGTTAAAAAACTCACTAAAGATATTAACTTCTTTGTATCTAATGGGTATTTAGAAGTGATTAAGGAGAAATAATGGCTAGTCAAATAGTAGCTAAAAATACATTTCTTTTCTCAACTTCTGGAACTCCAGATGCGGGTGATGTGATTACGACAAATGATAACGTATTCGTAAATCCTAAGCCTAAATCAGTTTCTTACAAGGACGTAGGAAATGGGCAGATAGGCAATGAGAAAACAAAAACGATAGGCGACTACGTTACGGCAGAGTTTGAAGTAAATGTTAACGTTAAGCCTAGTGGAACAAAAGGAAACGCTCCATCTTACGGAGAATTATTTAAAGTGTGTGGGCTAACTGAAACGATTGTTGCTGACGAGAGTGTTACTTATGCGATTGGCGACAGAGTTCCAGGAGCTGCTAAAGCGTATATGGACGACACAGTGCGCAACATAGTAGGAATTGCGGGAGATTTTACACTAGGCGGAAATATTGGAGAACTTGCTACTTTTAAATTTAGCCTTAAAGGCTTTACAGATCTAGAAGAAACATCTGAAAGCAATCCCGCTGTTACGATAGATCAAAGCACAAACTTATCTATTGAAAGCATTACAGCTATTACAGTAGGCGGTGCAACTGTTAATATGCAAAGCTTTGAATTTGCAACGGGAAACCAAACTGACAGCATCTACTCAGTAGGTAGAAAAGAGTTTTATATCTACGATTTGAAGCCAACTGTAAAAGTAACTGCAATCAAGACGAAAGGAAACGGCACTTATTGGGCGGACTTGAAAAATAACACGCTAAAAGAGATTAAAGTAGTGCTAGGCTCGGGAGATGGTGGAACTGTAACCTTTACTGCTTCATACTGCAACCCTGCTGATATTTCAGACAGCGATTCAAGCGGAAAAGTGGTGTACAATAACACTTGGGTGTGCCAATCAAACAACGGTGGTGATAACTTCTCTTTAGTTTACACTTAGAAAAGCGGGTTTGTAGTTATCCCGCTACCCAAAAACTGCAATCAAAACTACAAGGAAAAATCATGTCAAAAGTATTCAGTGCAAAACGCAAAACAATCGAGGTCACTTACGAGTTTTTAAACGGAGACACAAAAGAAATCATAGCAAACAGCCTATCATCAAAAGAGCAGGAAGAAATTACAAATAATACCATTGAAAATGGAACAGACGTAATCGAGAATTACAAAAGTATTGTAAAAAAACAACTAAGTAAAAATGCTAAAAAATTGGTGAGTGATATCATTAAAGAGCAATATGAAGAGGGCGACATTATAGAATTTTCAAACGCACTTTCTGAAACGATAAGAGAGGAAAAAGAAAAAAAGTAGATCGCCTCGTTCAATTTGCAAAAGAGTACAAAAATAAAGAGTCTTGCTATCATTTGGAAAAATACAAAGATGATTTAAGTGAAGATATAGACATAATATGGCTCGAGGGCGAAGAGCATGAAATAAGTGATGTTTGGCTTCTTAGCTTGGAAAGCGGTTTCAATGGGGCTACTTGTAGTTATCAAATTGTTAAAGACTTTTGCAAACAGAAAAAACTAGACATTATCGAAGTGTTTAGAGTTTGCAAAACAATGACAGATAATTTTAATTCAAAGGGATAAAATGCAAAAAGATTTAAAAATAAAAATTAGCATTGACAAAAAGACCGGTGAATTAAAAGTTATCTCTAGCGAGTTTGACGAGCTCGGCAATAAAATAAATGATGCTGACGTAAACACAAACAGTTTAACTTCAAGTTTAATTGGTGTTGCTAAAGGCGTAGTAGGAATCTATGCTGTAAATAAAGCATTTCGTGCCGTTACAGACAGTGGGTTTGCTTTCAATATGCAACTAGAAGATGCGAAAGCGGGTCTAACTGCTTTGTCAGTAGCTGTTCAAGATAAATCTATACCCGTTATGGAGCGATACAATATCGGCAATAAAGAAGCTATTGAAACACTAAGAGAACTCCAAAGAATAAACGTTGAAACCCCACACACACTAAATCAAACAAACCAAATTTACAAAGCTATGTACGTGTCAATGAAAAAGGCAGGTGCGTCTACTAAAGATATGGTAGAAATTACGAGATCATTGTCAATCGCATCAGGAGCTGCGGGAATAGAGTTTAATTCACTATTAGCTGGTGTAGATGGTTTGGCAAGTGGTACGGTTTTAGTCAATAGTGATTTAGGTAGATTTTTATCCTCATTAGGCTTGACTAATCAAAAACTAAAAGAGAGTAAAAATGTAGTTAAACTCCTTGAAGATACATTGAAAGATTTTAAAGCTGCAGATACTATGAAAGTGTCACTATCTAATCTTGAAAACGCTTGGAACTCACTCACAGGAGAAATAACAAAGACATCATTTGAGGCATCAAAAAAAGAGATAAATTCATTAGCAGGTACATTTAATGAACTTACTCACTGGATACACGAAGCAGGTGTGCAATGGTCTTCTGTTTTTGAAGTTACAAAAAGTGGTAAACTAGATGATTTAAAAATAAAACTTAAAGACATTGAAGATAGAATAAAATCTATTAAAGAGAAACAAACCGGTTTTTTAAGTGGAATTTTAAATCAAAAAGATATTTACAATGACTTGCAAGCTAGATTATTAGAAAAGAGCGAATTAGAAAAAACAATAGCAGATTTAAAGAAAAAACAAAAAAATAGTGTAAAAGAAATACACGAGTATAAAAATAAAATAAGCAGTTCTGAAGCTAAAAAGTTTATCAGTAATTTAGATTACGAAACTGAATTAGAATTTGACAAAATTTCTGCAAAGTGGGATTATGAGGACAAATTAGCAGAAGATGCGAAAAAACAAAAACTAAAAGATAGTCAAGACTGGATCAAGTCACTAAAAGAATTTTATGCTATTGATGTCACAAAAGGGCTGAACGATCAAAAAACAAAAGAAAAAACAAAAGTAACTTTTGAAGATTGGGGAAAAACTCTAAACAGTTCCATATCAAACTCAATAGTAGATGCACTTCAAAGCGGAGACGTTGAGGGAGCGATACAAGGGCTTGGAAGTTCAATCGGATCTTCAATGCTTCAATCTTCTACTTCTAACTTAGTCGCAGGAGGAAGTCAACTGTCTGCAGCTGGTGGTGCTATGTCAATGGGCGGAATCTACGGAATAGCAGCTGGGCTTGGGATTGGTGCAGTATCAAAATTCATGGATAATGGGACAGCATCAAAAACGTCTCAACAATACGCTGATGAAGCATTTAATAAATTTATCTCAAACATTGAAAAGGCTTCAAAAGCACTTGAATCATTCGGCAACGTAGGTAGCTCATTCTCAACCGAACTAGACACATTAAATAAAGAGATACAAGTAAAACAAAATATTTTAAATGAGTATAACTCAAAACCGCATTATATTGTTACTAAGTCAATGAGGGATACTGTTTCAAACGACATAAACAGACTCACTTCTCGTAAAAATGAAATTCTTGTAAACCAACTTGGCGGAAGCATAGACTTTTCGAGGATGAACCTATCAGACGTAAGCAAAGCTCTTCCTGCTAACTTCTCGTTAGATTCTTATAACAACGCTCTTGATGATATTAATAGACTTGCACTTAAGGCAAAAGAAGTCGGTTTCAACAATATGAGTGAAGCCGATATACAACGCTTCACGGACTTAACTGCTAACGGCAGCGTATGGCAAGCAGGTAAAGACTACGCTGATGCTATATCATTGATTGATGATGCAATGAAGAAATCAGTATCGAATATCAAAGCATATGAGGATAGTTTTAAGACACCTCGACAGTTAGCAGAAGATATGGCGAAAGACTTAGGAGTGACACTTGCAAGCTCAACTAAGGGGCTTGACAATCTTTTCAACTCTTTAAAGGGCGGAGTCGATGGACTAAACGATGCTGAAAGTGAACTTTTAAAAGCAAACAAAGACTTAATAGACTCGAATATGCAATCATTGAATAATGCGTTTTTAGGGCAGTATAGCCCACTTACAATGAGCCAAAAAACAGACTATGCAAATAGCATTGCAAGTGGAGCAATCCCGTCAAACTTAAGCAGTAGTGAAAGTTCATTACTTGCATTGCAAACAGCTATGAATAGCACGACGGACGAGAACGAAGCGACCAAAGCTTTTAACCGATACATTGCAACGAATGATGCAACAGAGCCAGACAGCACGAGGACAGACATAGTGAACGAACTTCGCTCAAATAGAGAAACACTTAACGATATAGTTGATAGGCTTGAAAGGATTGAAGCATGACATTTCATATACCAATTGATAGTGAATTAGTAAGCACGGATGTTGCTTATCAGGTTGCTGAGTATGATGAAAATGCAACATATTCAGATGGCGAAGAAGTAAGAAAAGGCGATGATATTTATCAAGTGTTCAACTACAGTGATACAACACCATACCCAGATTATATTGACTATTACCCATATGCTTGGAAAGACAAAGTTAATATTAATGGTGTTGGGTATGAGAAGTATGACATTGTAACGGGCGTTGGTTGTTGGCAGATTGTGGATGCTTTATCTGTAACTAATTCTAAGTTAGGGGCAGATGTAGATGCAACTGATATAGATATGGCTATCTTTAATACTTGGGATGGTGTAGCAGATGGAGTTTGGCATCAGTTTTCAGTGCAAGGTGGCAACTGTAGCTCTATAAATGGAAATGACTATTTTAAATTCACAACGTTATCAGTTTATGACGACCACTATACAGTTCAAGTAATGCAAAACGATACAGACTCAGACACAGATGCAACGTTAGCTGGAAATATAGAAATGTATCCAGATAATAAGATAATAGCAAGACCTAACCCGTATTTTATAAAAGGTGAAGATGGGTACATTAAAAAGGTTTTTGGCTTTACTTCTGATTTTATTGCAGAAGAGGGGATAAAAAAGGGATTATGGAAAAAGTTAGATAAGAATTATGATGAAATAAATAAACATAAATTAGAATTTTTAAGAAAATCAGTTAAATCAGTCCCGTTTGACACTAAACAATTTACAAGTGTTTCTGTAGTTGGCAAACAAAATTGGACAGTTAAATCAGGTAGCAGAATAACAAGCTTGATACTAGGCAGTATAAAATCTTCATCAATTACGATACAAAGGCTAGACATATCAGACACTGTTCACGATATAATAACAATAACTCCTAAGATACTAATACTTGACGGAAAGAATCAGGAGCCGACTACCGAGATAATTTATTTCAATGACGATTTAATCACAAGAAGTGTAATCATTACAATTTCAGCACAGACACAAGTCGCTGTTTCTCAAGTTGGAACTATAATGTTGTGCAACTATTTAGACATAGGAGCGACAGACCTTAGTTTTTCTCACAACGTGAAAAACTATGATAAAAATCAAGTAAGTCAAACTAGTGGATATGTTGACCACATTAAGGGTAATCGTGTAATTCAACACAAGGGTAGTTTTTATATAAATATTACTGATTACGACAAAACTGTTATGATTAATAAAAGATTTACACAAGAACTTATAGCTATTGATAGTAGCGATAATGTAGATAATGAAGAATCAGACAGTGAAAGAGTTTTTTCGTCAACAAGAATAATAGGCAGATTAAAACAGATGAGTTTAAAAACAGATGTTAAAGATAACATTATTAACAAAAATGTTAGAGTATCATTTGAATTCGAGGAGATAGTGTAATGTTTGATAGTACAGATAGATTCCCAACGCAATTAGCAGACATAACAGTATCAGGATTCAGTGCATCCGCTAGCCTTGGAATTAGATGCTTAAACAAGAAAGTAATAAATAGCAGTAACAACAATGTGTCATTTACATTTTTATTTAAAGAAAAAGAGCAAAGCGCAGGCTTCTTGGGATGGTATATAAACAATTTAGAGTATGGTACTAAAGAGTTTTTGGTTGATGTGCCTATGTTTGGAATTATGAAAACGTGGCGATGTGTTTTTACTACAAAATTAGCAGAAAATGTTGTATCTACGGAAGTTAGAAAAATCTCAATGACAGCAAGAATACTTGATGATTTAACTCTTGTTAGAAATGTTTATAACTCATTATTATCTATGTCTTTAATAAACTCATTAGAGATGACTCAAGGAGCAGGAGATGCTACATTTACAAGGGCATCAGCTGCCACCTATAGAGAAAATAATATACTAAAATATGCATCTATTGATGAGCCACGATTTGAAAGTAATGGGGTACTTACTGAGCGTTCATCTGAAAATATTGCAACTTACTCATCTATAGATAGTGCAAATTGGTCTGCAACACGTGCAGATATTACAGTCGGGGATAAAAAGTTTATTGATAGTATTGAGAATATGGCTAAGGTAATATGTAATGAAGATGGACAAGTGTATATAGACCAACAGTATTTAAGCATTTCAGGTCAGGCATATTCACAATCATTTTATGTTGAAAAAGGAAATACGGATGGACTATTCAGAATAGTATTTCACGCAAACTCTTTTACTGACAGTATCGCTGCTTACTTTGACTTAAATCTTGGAACAGTAGAGCACGTTAATGACGGAGTCACTGCAAATATTGAATATATATCAGACGGGATATATAGAATATCAGCTACAGCGGTAGCTACAACTGACAATACAACTGATAATTACTTATCATTATTATATGCTACTAATAACTTAACAGTTAATGATTACTTTTATGTATGTGGTGCTCAACTTGAGAAAAATACTGAAACGTCTAGTTATATTAAAACGGTAGATACACCTATCTTAAGAAGTAGAGATATATTTACAGTTCCGATGGAAAGCAATTTTATAGACTTGTCTAGTGGTGAGGAATTTACAATATCGTTTGATTTTAATTATGGCGGCAATACCACAGAAAGCAATCAGTGGATAATCGCTAACTATGTTGATTCTATTAATAATTTCGGAATGTATGTTACGCCAACTAATGAAGCTCATTTTACATTTGATGGAAATGGAACACTGTCAGATGTATCATATATGATATCAACAAACACGCAGACAAAAGTAATTATATGCTTTGAAGATAATATATTTAGTGTATATATAAATAACGTATTAATTGGAGAAACATTATCAAAAGGAATGACAACAAGCGGAAATAATTATATTATATTCGGTGGTTACAATTTGACAACAAACAATTTAGGAAGATGTAATTATAAAAACATAAAAACATTCAATGTAAAATTAACAGACAGAGAGAGAGCTTTGTTATGAGTTTGGTATTAGACACACTTCAAGACCTCGCAGATGCCATTGCAAAGATAGGAGGCGCAGGTTCAAAGGTAAACGCAGGGATGCTTGAGAATTTAAAAAGCAATGCCTTCGCAAGGGCATTCGGAGATGCCACGAAACGTTTTAAAGTTGCGGATGCTAAAGACGATAAAGACGCTGTTAATATGCAGTCACTTAAAGAGATTGGAGTAGGGCAGACTTGGATTGATGAAACTTCAAATAGAGCCAAAGGAGTTACTTATACAAATACATCAAATAAGCCAATACAGCTTTTATTGAATTTGGGTGGAGATGGTAGCGGAAACAACAGCTGTACTTTTTACATAGACAATGTAGATAGTGGGGAAATCAGAACAGACCACGATGGAAAAACTATATCCCCTATTGTAAACATAATAATACCAGCTGGTAGTGTTTATAAAGTAGATGGTAGTTTAACTATTGTTAGATGGCTAGAACTTAAATAAAACAAGGAGATAGAAAATGAAAGAAATTGACGTTACTAAAAAACAGTTAACAGTAAACTTAGAAAGCAATGAGGAAGCGCACATTACAAATGTGGCAACACTCCAAAATTGTTCAAATTCATACATACTTTTTAGTTATGAACCATTTGGTGCTGAAAATGAGGGTGCAATTTTGCCACTAAAAGAGCCTTTATTTTTGCCAGTTAACGTGACAGAAATATATATAAAAGCATCTAGTCAGCCGTCAAGAGTTGAGCTTTTTGGAGTATCATTATGAGTAATTTTAATTTTGCATTTAACTCACAGAAAGGTCGTGAGGCTGTTATTAATTCTACGATAGTTAAAAGTGTTGAAGCACTTGAGAATATAGCTTTAACAGCTAAAGATGGACAAAAGTGCTACTTAGATGATGGAGGTCGTAGCGGTAACTTTACTATGCGTTCAGCACGAAGTAGTGAAAATGATGGGGGGACTATCTTCAATGGGATGGAGCGTGATGATGTTGTTTTTAAAAGTGTAAAATGGTTTGGTGCAAAAGTTGATAGTAATACTAATGACACTAACGTTTTGCAAACATTAATAGATTCTCAAAATCAAGAATGGCTTACAAATGGTGCTGAATACAAAGCACTTCCTATCTATGTACCTAGTGGCGAGTGTGTTATTTCTTCACTATACATTAAGGGGGGTACTAATTTAGTGTGTGATGGAGTCTTTAAACCTGCTGACGATATTTCACCCATGGTTTATATGGCAGGTTCTAACATAAACATAAATAAATTACACTTATACGGAAATTTAAGAAGTACATATGAAGGAACACCTTTTTGTATTAATACAGCAGACACAACTACTTCTGATATATTAGACACAGACCATTGGAAACAGATTTCATATGTGAACATTGGAGAACTCTATATTAATGGAGTTCAAGGGAAAAGCGAAGCTGGTTTTAAGGTAAGTTCAGACGTTGGTGTAAGCTGGTGGGAAATTGATAAACTAATTATTCGAGACTGTACTAAAGGTGTGGATATTTCAGTTACTAATGGAGGCTATTTCAACAGTGCTAAAATTAAAGGAGAGATACATCATTGTGTTAAGTCTATAAACTTAACAACCGACGATACATCAGAAATTAGCTCAAATGTATTTGACTTTCATACACAGCCTTTGAATACTACTAGTGCAAGTGGAATTTCTTGTAATAGTGAGCGTGTTCATTATAATAAATTCTTAGGGCGAACTTGGGATTGGCAAACAAATTATAGTTATAGTATCTATGATATAGGACAGTATAACTCATATGATAATAACTTAGTAACGTTAGAAAAATATGGGAAGGTATTATTTGGCAGATATTCAAGACCGATACTTGAAGCTAATACTATGCCATCATATCAAAATTTATATCAATGGAATACACTATCTCATAATGGGATTGGTTTTCAAGATAATTTATTAGCAAATGCTGGCAAAACTAAATCAGGTGTAGTGATAACTACTAATAGCCCTAATCATCACTATTCAATTCCGTATTTGTTTGAACAGCAATTTCATCCTAGTTACAATACGTATCTTGATTTCCCTACTGATGGAACGCCTCTCACTTTAGAAATTGAATTCCCTGAAGTGCAAACAATTTATACAGTGGGTATTGGACTATTATACTTAACAAGTTCATGTACTGATTGTAAAATAGAGTTAGACCCAGATGGAAATGGGTATACTAATACTTTTCTTGATGTTACTGGGAACATAACACAAGAATTTATAGCTACTCGTGAAAACTCAGCAGGTTATTTATGTAAAAAAATGAGAATTACTTTTGATAACTTCGTGGATAAAAGTGACCCATTAAATATTGTACCAACTTCTGAGGATAACTTATCATTAAAATCATTAGCTGTTTTTGGGATAGGAAAAAGACAAGCATTCGCATCAATGTGGGATAATAAATTCTTAGGACTTAAAGGAGTAGCTTCAAATGAAGTTCCTGATAATTCATTTTTTCTTGACACAGATGACTCTACGCTCAAGTTCAAAACTGATGATGGTACTGTTAAGACAGTATCGTTAGCATAGGATTTAAAAATGCCACATAACAGCTTTAACGATATAAGCCCTATAGCAACTATCATAGCTGTAATATCTGCACTCTGGGGTGCAATTTTAAACTTTGCAAAAAGAGATACTTCTGAAAAAACTGCATTTAGAAAAATACTTATTTTTATATCTGATTTAATGATCAGTAATGGTTTTACGATGCTAACTTATTTGGGCTTTGTTGGATATGGAGTAAATGATTTACTATCAGTGTCTATCGCAGGATTTATGGGATACTTGGGAATAAGGTCATCTCACCTTATTGAGTTAGTAATCGCTGAAAAAGTTGGTGCTAAAAAAACATTTGATTACATTAAAGAAGAGGGATATGAGTAATGGCAGCGTTTAGTGAAGCAATTAAAAAAACTCTCATCTATGAGGGCGGTTATGTAAATGATCCTGATGATGCAGGTGGAGAGACAAACTTCGGCATCTCTAAACGCAGCTATCCAGATGTAGATATTAAAAACTTAACACTTGCCGGTGCAAAAGAGATCTACAGACGTGACTACTGGGAGAGACTCAGAGCAGATGAGATAACGCATCAGCAAGTAGCCGATGAACTCTTTGACACTGCTGTAAATATGGGTGTGCGAACTGCTACGAAACTCATACAAATGGCTTTGGATGTTCATCCAGATGGAAAACTTGGAAACATAACTCTTACATCACTCAACAAAAGTGATGCAGAGAAGATACTTTTGAAGTTTAAACTAGCAAAAATTGCAAGGTACACATATCTCGCAAAAAAAAGACCTGCAAACAGAAAATATCTGTTGGGCTGGATAAACAGAACTTTGGGAGCGTAATAATGGGATTGTTTGATTTTTTAGGGAGTGGAATAGTTGAGAGTGTAGGGAAAGTAGCAGATGATCTTATCACGAGTGATGAAGAGAGAGCGGAAAAAGAGAACGAAAAACTCAAAACAGAACTCTCATACAAAGCGCAGATGAGAGAAGCGGATGTTGCTGAGACAAAAGCGTTTATAGAAGACAAGCAGAGTGCAAGGAAGATGAACAGTGATCTTGTTGCTTCTAAAGACTGGCTTGTGCGAAATACAGGAAGCCTGCTTGCTTGGTTTATTGTTATAGGAACTGTCGTGCTTGACTACATGATAGCATTTGATAATCTCAAAGACGCAGTAGCAGATAAAGAGGTGTTGATGTTCATATTAGGAAGTATGAATACATATACAGCAGGTGTAATAAGCTTTTATTTTGGGAGTTCTAAGACTGAGGCTGATGCGAAGAGAGCTGTTTAAAAAATTGTACCGTTTTTGTACCGTTTTTATGCAATAAAATTTCAATGTATGTAATGATTTTAAGATGAATGATGAAGAAAGAACCTATAGTTCAGGAAGTTTGCTTGAAATAATAAGTATTGTTTATTTCTCGCTTAATTTTTATTTATGCGTATTATAGGGAGTTTTTTTTAACAGTGTACCGTTTTTGTACCGTTTTTATATCTTTTTTCTAAAAACTCTATTTTCATTTTTTCCTTGCGTGGTAAAAAATGCGCATATATTTCGAGCGTGATTTTAACATTCTCATGCCCAAGTGTTGCTGAAACCCACATAGGATCTATGCCATTATTTAGCATCATACTTGCAAAAGTATGCCTGGCGCTATGCAGAGGCCTGTGTTCTAAGTTTAAGCTCTTTAGTAGGCTTGTAAACTTTGACAACCATGTAGAACCTTGTGTATAATGCGACTGTTTTGCATTTAGAAAAACAAAAGTGTTTTTCATCCCTGTTAAAAGCCTTTGGCTCTTAAAAAAATGCTTAGCTTGCTCAAGCATCTCGATATCTCTGTCGCTCGAGAGAGTCTTTGGTGTTCCAATCGTTCCAGCTGATACTGTTTTGTTTATGGTTATAGTATCAGTTTTGAAATCAACATCATCCCACTTCAGAGCCAATAGTTCACCAATTCTCATACCTGTAAAGAATAATATTCCAAGAAAATTCTTGAAGTCACCACTAACATTATCTAAGATAGTGTCCATCTCATCAAGTGTGAAAACTTTTACAGACTGTTTTTTAGTGCTCTTCTTATATGTTGGAGTGCTAACCATCTTCACTGGGTTAACATCGATCTCGCCTCTTAGAATTGCATCTTGAAACACTTCTGATAATAGATATCTTGATTGCCCTATTGTCGCTTTTCCGATAATACCTTTACTCTGTATATAGTCATGGTACTTTTTGATATCAATAGGTTTTATCTGAGCAACTGTTTTATCTTCAAAATATGGCTTAATGTAATTTTTGAAAGTAACTCTATAATTTCTTATAGTGCTTTCTTTTTTTGTACTACATTGTAAGTTTATAAAATTTTGTACTAAATCAGTAATCAACCGAGAATCGTCACTCACTAAATTCAGATCATCGTCAAAGAGTCCTTTGTAGAACTTGTTTTGAATGATGTTTTTATTTACGGAGTTGTATTTCATCTTAGAAGATTTAAACTTATCGCCTATGCCGAAGTATAAAATACCATTGCGATTTTTAAAGCGTAGCTTTCTCATGTACTAATCCTCTTGCTAGTTTGTCTCTAAACTCAAGGATCTTATCTTCATCAAACACTATGATTTTAGCATTTTTATAAAAATAATGATAGCCTTCAGTAAGTAGTCCGCTTGACATGTAGTTGTTTATGGTTCGCTCTGACTTTCCAAGAAACTTGGCCACCTCTTTTTTTGTTGTGAGTGGTGGGGCAAATTTTGCGATGCGGTCAGACATCTGTTGCACAGCTGATAGAAGCTCCGGGATGAGTTCTAAGTTTTCAAAGGCTTCTACATTCATATTCGCTCCTTATTGTGTTTTTACTTTTTGTGTTGCAGCTCCAGGCTTCTTGATGTCACATCAAGTGACTCTTCAAATCTAGTAATGATATCTTTGCCTACTTGTGAGACTATGAGTGAGAGTTGTTGTTTCATCTTTTGCTTGAGTGTTTCGTTTTCATTGAGTGTTTTTTCATAGAGTTCTGTCAGGTGTTTATGTTTGCTTTGTTCTATGTTTATGTTTTGTGTTGTTGCAGCTATGAGTGCGTTTTGTTTGAGGATGATTTCTTGGAGTTCTTTTACTGAACTGTTTGGTATTTGTGAAGAGCTTGATTTGTTGTTTTGCATTTGATGTTTAAGTTCAAAGTATCTGTGTAGAACTTCAAAGCACTCGTTTTTGTACTCTATGAGTTTGTCTCTTACCTCTGGCTTAACACGGTTTGGATTGATGCTAAAGAGCCAGCCGTTAAGTTTGTTTAGTGGGATACAAAATACTTCTTGCATTCCACCGTTTGTTTGAACTTTTATAAGTTTTGATTGATAGCTTGGATCAGCTTTTATCTTTTTATACTGTTTTATATAATCGATACCGATAGCATTGCATATATCTTTTACAACAACTGCTTGACTGTCTTTGATAATTTCAATATTATCGTTCTTAAAGCTCACTTGAATTAAATCCATAATCAAATCCTTTTTTATTGATTTTTTACAATCTATTTGGGAATTATAATTGATTTAATACTTTATGTCAAGTACTTTTTATTGATTTTTTACAATTTATGTATTTTTGTGTGTGGATTTAATCCATAAAAGGTATTGCCCTTAAGGTATATACCTTTAGCTAATAGCCTTTTTTATGGCGGTTTTTAAATTATCGTAATCTTGCAGCTGTTCTTTTAATCGTACATTTTCAAGATACATTTCTATGGCTTTTGCTAGTTGTTCACTAATTTTTCCAGTAGAAGCAGATTTATTTACAGTATCTGGTTTGTACCCAACAATTTCTGCCAACTCCTTATAAGTCAGTCCAAGCTCTTTACATGTAGCTTTAACTATGTTTGGCTTTTCTTCTGTAGATTCTTCAAACGATATAACGATAGTGCCATAGCTATTGCCGTCAGCATCTTCAGCATTGAAATAGACTGGCTCTTCTGGGTAATCGCAGTTTTTATAAACCGTTATGTGAAGATCAGAACCATTTTTATTATCAATAAAAACATTCTGCATCTCTGGTATAGATGGGAAACTTGGGTCAGGATGCTTGGAAAAAGCTTCTCGAAGTATGTGTTCAACATCTTTTACAGAGAGATGCCCTTCATCGGGCCTTCTTACAATATATGGCACTTTACCATAAAGCTTCATCTCTTCCATATTTATTCCTTACTTTGATTATTGTCGTGTTGCAGTGTATGTTGCACAGAATCTTTTACATCTTTTGTAGGGTTTATGTTTTCAATACTCCACATAAAAAAGTAAGCAATTCCAATAAAAAGTACAAAAGCAATTGATCCAACTACACTTTTGAAAACACTTACTATGAATGGTTCTTTGTATATATCTTGAATTTTTTCAACAAGTTTTTCATCGTACTCTTTGTCTAATTTTGCTTTATACTCTTCAAGCTGTTCCTGGTATTCATTCTCTAGTTGCTCAAGCTGTTCGTCTAGCTTTTGCGACATCTCTTCAACATCTTTTTCAAGACTTTCTCTTAGATCTGCCACATACTCTGTAAGTATCTCTTTGGCTTGCTGTCTGTAACCATCTAGTGAAACAGAAGTTGAGGCAGATTCATAAAAAGCTTTTAGTTGCTTTTCGTCCGGTTTTTCTCCATGTATCGCGATATGCTTTTTTATCCATTCCACTTTGTCTTTTTTGTAAAAGGCATAAGCTATAACACCCATCACATCAGAGTCACCATCTATGAGTAGATCATAAATATCATTGTATTCATAACTACTCGTCATGGCTGTGCATCTTTGCATAGGCATTGTTTATGTTTTTTGCTATTTGTGCATAGCTTCTTTTTTTTGCTAGTTTAACTTTAGTTTTTGCTATGACATTATTCATTTCATTTATAGAGTTTGACTTTGTTACAACGATTTCATTCAAGGGTCTTCTTGCCCCTCCTACTATTCTATTTATTGTAGTGCCTTTTATATCAGCTGCAGAAACAACTGTGCTTTTTACTGTTGTAAATCTATTCCTCATTATTGTCTCCTGCGATCTATACGAATTTTATATTGTTATATATTTTTTTATTCAGATAACATTATTATATCAAAATAACAATACAAAAGTCATATCATGTATATGGAGTATTGCATCTTCTGTTATTTTCTAAATATATTATTTATCATTCTACTATTCCTCTTTTTCGAGCACCATCTTTTCTCCATTTTTCACGAAGTTTTTCTGCTTCTATTGGATCATTTCTCTTTTTTGCATAGCGTTCTCTTTCACGTGCTTTTATTCTCTCGTGAGCTTCAGGATTATTTTTAATATACTCTTTTCTTTGTTGTGATCTGGCTCTATCTTGTGCTCTTATCTTTTCAAGATTTTTTTGTCTGTACTCTCTTTGTTTACGACGTTTTTCTTCAAGCCATTCAGGAGTTCTTACTTCATCTCTATATTTTTTATTTGTAGCTGCTATTTTTTCTTTGTTTTCTGATTTCCATTTTTTAGCATTCTTTTTTCTTCTCTCTTGGTATGCAGGATCGTTTTTCATTTTTAAGTGATATAGCCGTGCTTTTTCTCTTGCTCTTTCTTTTTTTTCATCGTCAGTTAAAAATACTTTTTTAGGCTTGCTTGCATTATCAGCTCTCTTTTTTGCAAGTATCTTTTCTCTATTTGCTGCGTAGTATTTTTGTCTATTCTCTTTTTTCTGTTCTTCAGTTAAAACTGGTGCTTTCTCTTTTTTAGCTCTAGCTAGTTTGGCATCTTCTAATATCTTCTCTCTATTTTTTGCATAATATTTTTTTGAATTTTCTCTAGCTATAGCCTTTTTTTCTTCAGGAGTTTGGACGACTCTATCAATCTTCTTAGGTTTTGTTTTGTAATAGTAAGCTTTAGACCTAGCATTTCGTTTAGCTTTCTTCTCTTCCTCTGTTTGAACCACTCTTTTTTTCTTTATTGGTGCAGGAGCTTTTATGGTTTTAACTTTTTTTGAAATGTCAGCTTTTTTCTTAACTCTTTTATTTGTTTGAACTTCAATCGCTTTTTTTGCTGTATCAGAGAGAATAGGGGCTTTTTGTTTTTTGGCAGCAGATAGTTCAGAGATATTTACATGTTGCTTATTTTTTTCTCTTGTAATGTCTTCACCAAATACATCTTTTTTAGGACTTGGTTTTATTCCAAGTTCTTTACACTTATTTTTATATGATTCATAGGCTTTATCAAACATGTTTACTATCCTTTAGTGCTCAATTTCAAGATTTCTATATTCATTAGATGGTGCTTTTCTGAGCATTACTAATATATTTTTGAACTAATTTTCACTCTCCACTTTTTCTACAATTTGCTTTGCAGCCTCATTAATAATATATAAAGTACGAATAAGTTTCTCGCTTGTTTTTTCCAGTTCATATTCCCAGCTATCTGCAAAGTTTAATGTTTTACAATTTTCTAAAAAAGTATATGCACCGTTTGCATCTTCAATTAGATCAGCTTCTTTAAGGACATCTGTTATATTATTTAAA